CTTCAACCCACGGTACTACGAGGTCAACGTCACCGAGTTCCTCGAAGACCTCGAAGTCGAGATGGCCGGCCCGCGCGCCGCCTTCTCGGTGATCCGCACCGACATGCAGCAGGCGGCGCTGACGATCTCGGCGATCCTGGAGATCGCGGCCTTCCGCCACGGGCAGGCGCTCGCGGGCGATGACCGCTCGGCCGAGATCAACGGCCTCGAAGAAGCGCTGAACGACGGATCGACCGCCTCCTGGGCGGGGAATGTCTTCCCCTCCTATGGCGGCCAGACTCGTGCCGATGTCACCCCAGCCCTGACCCCGCCCGCTGGACTGGTCACCCCAGTGAACACCGTGATCAGCTATCGGGTGCTCCGGCACTCGTACTTCTCGGCGGTCATCGGGAACGAGGCGCCCGGGGTCGGCATCACGACCAACCGGCTCATGGGCTTCATTTCCGAGAACTTCCTGCCGCATCAGGTCATCGACACGACCCAGCCGGAGATCAACTGGCCGGGCCTGAAGTTCGACAAAGCGACGATCATGATGTCGCAGTACGCCCCCGGGCAGGACGGCACCAACGACGCCGACCTGGGGAACTACAACGCCACCGGCGAGACCTTCGCGTGGCTGAACTTCGGCCCGCAGGGGGATGACGCCTACATCCGGCTCTACATCGCGCAGTCCAGCAAGTTCGCCTTCGGGTTCACCGGCTTCAAGGGCGCGCGCGAAGACAACCAAGTCGCCGGGCAGGTGCTCTTCGGAGGCAACCTGACCTTCAAGGCGCTCAGGCTCTCTCGGATCCTGCACGGCTTCACCGCTTAGGAGGACGATCATGCCGAACCGCTTTGAACAGCCGGCGATCTACCTCCAGAGTGGGGATCCCGAAGCTGAGAACGTCGCGACGCTCGCGTATCCGGGCACTCTCGGCGCGCGCTTCACCGTCATCCAACCGAGCCGGGTCGCCCCCGGGGCGGAAGCGGGGCGGTCAAAACGCTACCAACTGATCAAGACCGACTCCACGATGACGGTGGCCCCGTACCCGGCGGCAACCGCGTGGTGGTCGGACAAGTCGGCGTATCTGGTCACGACCAACGCGACCAATCGCAACCGCGTCGCGGGGGTCTTCCAGAACGCGATCACGCCTGGGAACTACGGCTGCGTCCAGATCGGGGGGCCGGCGAGCGTCAAGCTCCTCGACGCCGACATGGCCGCGGTGGCGATCGGGGAGGCGATCATTCCGTCATCGACCAACGCGAAGGCGACCCGCGTCGCGGTCGGCACCGCCCCGACGCATACGCCGCTCGGCTGGGTCGCCGGACCGCCGCTCACGGTCGACGCGGCGAACGCGACGGCGGTCGTGGATCTGAACGTGCCGGAGACGACGTAGGGAGGGACCGATGCCGACCATCGATCGCACCATCGGGGCCTACCACGATGCGTCGAATGCGCGCATCCGGAAGATCGGCAACTACACCGGCCCCGCGTCCTACGCGACCGGCGGCGACAGCTTCACCGCCGGGGACGTCGGGATGGGGCGGATCGAGATGCTGAACTTCGAGGTCGCGACCAACGGGACGATCATTCAGATCCCGCGCTACGACTACGCGAACAGCAAGGTCAAGTGGTTCGATCTCGCGGGGAACGAGATCGCCAATGCGACCGTGTTGTCGGCGTACTCGGCACGGTTCGAGGCCATCGGGAAGTAGGCGAGCCGGGGTGGGGCCTCGGCGGCTGGGAACCGCGGCGGCCCCTGCCGCGTGTAGCCTCCCTGCCCCCTCGCCTGCGTGAGTCCATATGGCGCAAGACTTCGGGTACTGCTGGCGCACGGTCCGGCTGTACGTCCCGCTGGCGCCGTCGTTCCTCGTGCGCGAGTGGGTGAATGGCGCCTGGAAGAAGCTGGCGAAGATGCGACACTGGAGTTTCCTGCGGGGGGAGCTGACCTTGCAGATCGCCGCCGAGCGTGCGCCGCTCACTGTCACGGTGACGAAGAATTCAGCGACCGTCACCTCGGCGGGCCTCTTCCTCGCGGCCGACGCCGGCCGGCAGTTCCGGGTCGGGACCTTCCCGACCTACACGGTGCAGACGTTCACCGACGCCAACACGATCGTGCTCGACACCGTCTACACTGGGGTGTCCAGCGCGGCCGCCGCCGCGGCGATCTTCGACGGCTTCGCGACGCTCCCGGCCGACTTCGAGTCCTTCCGCCTGATCGCCGACCCCTACAATCAACGCCGGCTCGCCTACTGGATCTCCGAGGATCAACTGAACCTCCTCGATCCGACCCGCCAAGCCGGCGACAGCGGCCCGCGGATCCTGGTCCCGCGCGCGCCCTCGACCTACACGCCGACGCTCGGCCGGGTCCAGTACGAGTACTGGCCGCGCCCCACGGCCGCCCGGGCCTATCCGGCCCGCTACAACAAACAAGCGGCGCGGATCGATGACACGACCCTCTTCTCGGGTGTCCTCGCCGACGGGGCGGAGGTGCTCGTCGACGGGGCACTCGCAGAGGCGGCGCTCTGGCCGGGGACCCCCGACCAGAAGAACCCCTACTTCAACACGGATGTCGCGCGCGCGAAGTCCGCCGCCTTCCTCGACGGCATTCAGCGTCTGAGCCTGCGCGACGACGACCAAGCGCCCGACGATCTGGCGACGGTCCACTGGGAGCGCTGGCCCCTGGCCGATCTCGCCTACAATGACCAATCCCTGCGCGCGACCGATGCGACGGTCGCCGATCTCTACTGAAGGAGTCTCCGATGGCTGATCTCAAATCCCCCTGGGCCAACCCGCCCGCGCCGAATCCCGGGCTTTCCGGCGACGGCGTGACCAGTAGTGGCAGCGATCCCAATGCTGAAGGCAATCCTGGCCCCGCGGGGCTGCAGAGCCTCTGGCCCACGGAGAAGCAAATCACCACGAAGACCGAGATCGCCGAATCCGCCAACTCGGTGAGTGGCCTGCCGTCGCTGCCGAACCGGTTCGAACCGGGGGTCCCCTCCACCATCGAACCCCCGAACCTGCAGGATCGGAGCCCGGCGAACGTCGATAAGGCCTGACCGTGGCGCTCCGGTCCTACAACCTCTCGCTGGCCGGCGTCGCGAAGCGCCTCTCCGACGTCTACGGCGACGGAGTGGGCGTGATCAATGCCGCCAATGACATCCCGTACCGGATGCTCCTCCTCCAGGCGGAGACCGGCGCGATCCAGATCGGGTCGGCGTCGACTGTCTCCGCCACCGTCTACGGGGTCTCGATTGCCGTCGGTGCGATCGTCCCCCTCGGCCCGTTCGAGGCCGGCCCGATCAAGCTCTCCGACTACTACGCGTTCGGGACGGGGACGCTGCACATCCTGGCGATCCCGTACTGACAGGAGTCTCCATGGCGAATTACGCAGTCCGACTCCGCCGTACCGCCTCCGCGTCTGCCTCCCTCGGCGTCGTCGTCGCCGACGCGACCCGGCCCCGCCGTGGGGAGGTGTACGAGTGGATCCTCGGATCGGAGGCGGCGCCGGCCGATAACGTCTTTCTCTACATCCTGCAGCGCATCACCACCGCGGGAACCTCCACGGTCGTCACCCCGCAGCCGATCGATCCGGCAGACGCCGCCACCGAGTTCGACGCGGGCGAGAACGTCACCGTCGAGCCGACCTACACCGCCAACGCCTTCATGCTCGATATCCCGCTCAATCAAAGGGCCACCTTCCGGTGGATCGCCAACGACACCTCGCGGCTGGTCTGGCCGGCGACCGCGTCGAACGGGTTCGGGATCTCGACCCCGACGATGACCGCGGTGGCGATTACCTCGCAGCTCTTGGTGAACGAGCGCTGATGCGGTGGCGGGTGGTGTTCGATCGGCCCGTGTGGACGCAGCCCGATCACCCGAGCGCGCGGCGGCTGGTGTCCGAGCTGCGGATCCATGCGCCGGACGCGGCGAGCGCCGAGCGGCATGCGGTCCGGGTCACGGTGGGCGAGGTCGTCATCCTCGCGACGGCGGAGGCGCCGCCGCCGGACCCGCTGCCGCCCGAGACGCCCGAGCCCGACCCGCCACCGCTCCACATCGATCCGGGGTCCTATGCGTAAGCCGGGCGGCTACGTCACCATCGTCGACCCCGACGCCCCGCTCGCCGAGTACGACACGGCGAGCTGTGGGCACTGCCAGCGGATTCTCCTGACGAAGCCCGGCTCCGCCGCGACGACCTATCTCCTCCCGGTCTACCCGGTCACGCGCGAGACCGTCGGCCACTACCACGAGGTACCCGGCGCCTTCTGCCGGATCTGCATGCGGCCGATCTGCCTGCCCTGTTACGATCGATCCCTCACCGCCTCCATCCCGTGTGTGGTGTGGGAACGGCGGCTCGAAGCGAGTGAACGGCGTGCACGGTTGCGCCAAGTCGCTAGTGAGTAATCGTCGATGGCCGTCTTAGTCAGTGGTGCGAATGGCAATCTCACCGCGGCTGGGACGTGGCAGCAGGCGGATGCGGGGGGCGCGGGGGACAACCAGATCACGCTCATCTCGACGTCGACGGCCTCGACGAGCCTCACGACCGGGAATCTCGATTCGGCGACGTTTGTCGCGGGCGCGGTCACGGTCGACGGCGTCGCGCTCAAGCTTGCCACGCGCGCCGCCGGATCGCCGACCAACACGCTCACGGTCATCCTGCGGAATTCCACCGGCGCGATCGACGTCGCGACCGTCGTCGTCAATGTCAGCGATCTCGATTCGTGCGACACCACCCAACTGCAGGGCGGCTGGTACTTCTTCAGGTTCTCCGCGCCGGTGCTGCTCCTCGCCGCGACGAACTATGTGATCCGTCTGACGCTCTCGGCGACGTCCACCGCCGTCGCCTTCCATACCAACGGCACCGCGAACAACTGGCAACGGATCCTCCGTACGACGACGACCGCCGCGCCGGCGGTCGGCGATGATCTCCACCTGGTCGGGGAGTTCGACGGCGCGGCCTCGCCGGCGACGACCGTCTCCCGCAGCGTTACGATGAACGAAACCGCCGCGACCGATTATGGGGCGGCCTCGACGAGCGTCGTCACGCCGTCCCTCTCGGTCAACAAGCGGGCGACCCTCGTCTGGGGCACCGCGGCGGCGACGAACTACCGCCTCCGCCAATCCGGGAACCTCGTCGTCTTCAGCGGCGGGACGCTCACCATGGGCTCCTCGGGCACGCCCTGCCCCCGTGACAGCAGCTACCTCCTGGAGTTCGACTGCGCGGCGGACGGCGACTTCGGGATCACCGTGAAAGACGGCGGCACCTTCACCGCCTATGGGCAATCGCGCTCCGCCGGCAAGACGATCTGGAAGACGAAGCTCTCGGCCGATCACGCGGCGGCGGCGACGACGATCACCGTGCTCGATGACACCGGCTGGCTGAACGGCGACGACGTCGGGATCGCCCCGACCGCGCAGACCTCCTCGCAGTTCGAGCGCCGGACGCTGAACGCGAATGCCGGCGCCTCATCCTTCACCGTCTCCTCGGGGCTGACCAACGCGCATCTCGGCTCGGGCGATTACTTCGCCGAGATCCTCCTCCTCACCCGCAACGTCCGGATCGAAGCGGTCACGACGACCCTGACGTGGTACTTCGAGTGGCGCGCGGCCTCGATCGTCGCGTGTGAGTGGGTCTCGTTCCGCTATCTCTCCGGGGGTGCGCACGATGCGACGATCTACACCCAGACGACCGGCAGCCTCACCCACCGCTACTGCGTCTTCCAGGATCTCGACGGCCAGATCATCACCTCGGGCAACCATGGCGGCTGGACGATCGATCAGTCGGCCTTCTACAACATGCGGGTGAGCACGTACTTCCTCCATCTCACCTCGACGACGGCGACCTGGACGATCACCGATCTGAACTTCCTGGGCAACGCCGGCTCACTCGCGGCGATCCGGTTCGACGACTTCGGCGGGTCGATTGGCAGCCTCACGATTTCCGGGTGCTCCGGCTCGGTCGTCGGGGTGATCTCGATCAACGAATCGGTCGTCGAGAGCGCGAACGGGCCGACGCTCTCGGGCACCTGGGTCGCCCACTCCAACGCGGGCTGGCCGATCGATATCCTGGTCTCGCTCCGCGACGTGACCTTCCCGCGGACCGAGTTCTGGCGGCACCTGACGCGGGGCGTGAACGTCGAGGTCGGCATCGGGCTCGACAACGTCGAGTTCAACGGCGGGTTCTGGCTGGCGAATGGCCCGTCCGGGGAGGAGCCCTGCGGGATCCGGTTCGCCCGTGGCAACCCCCTGAACGATGTGCGCTTCCGCGATCTCGATATCGCGAGCGACTCCAGCGTGACGATCCACTGGGGCTGCCTCTTCGACAAGAATCAGATCGTCGCGTCGAACCTGCAATGGATCAACTGCCGGTTCTCTCAGAACACCGGCACTCGCCGTCCGGTGACCGTGGCGGATATTGGCTTCGCGGCGGACGTCGCGCCGGGGACGATCTGCGCGACCGGGGTCGCCATCAACTGCAGCTTCGGCTCCTCCGGCACCCCGATCAGCTTCTACTACGCCTCCGGCCCGACCCCGTCCCGCTGCTCGAAGTACAGTGCGATCCGCTGCCCGATGTACGGCCAGTCCGCCACCGCGCACCGCACCTATACCCCGCGCGCGACGCTCGCGATCGAGACGGGCACGGTCGATGTGACCCCCGGGCTGAAGATCTCCCCGCTCGAAGGGACGACGACGTCCTTCGACTCGAACTGTTATCAGCCCGGCTGGGGGTTCCTCGTCCCGGTCGTCTCGGGCGCCTCCGCCACGGTGAGTGTCAAGGTGCAGATTGACGCGAGCTACAACGGCGCGACGATGCCGCAGCTCGTGGTGCTCCGGAACGATCAGGTGGGGATCACCGCGGACACCGTCCTCGCGACGCATCCGGGCGGGTCCGGGACCTTCCAGACGCTCTCAGCGGCGACGCCCGTGGCGACGGCTGATGGGGCCTTCGAGCTCGTCGTGCGGGTGTACGGCACCGCCGGGAACGTCTTCGTCGATACGTGGGCTGCAGTCTAGGAGGGGGCAATGGCGACGACCTACAAACCCGCGTACGGGACGAACAACCAAGCGATTACGATCACGATCGCCTCGCTCGCCGCCTCGGCGACGGTCGGTCGCGCCTCGACCGCCATCGACAACACGACTGCGCTCCTGCTCGACGCCTACGTGTTCGTGTTCGTGGAGACCGGCACGGTCAGCGGCAACAAGCAGGTCCTGCTCTACGTCTACGGCACCGTGGACGGGGGCACGACCTACACCGAAGGGGTGAGCGGCACCGACGCCAGCTTCACGCGCGCTGACCCGTCGCTCCTCAAGCCGCTCGCGGTGATCCCGGTGCCGACCAATGCGACGGTGTATAAGGCCGGCCCCTTCTCCGTCGCCCAGGCCTTGGGCCTCCCGTTCCTCCCCGCCTTCTGGGGGATCGCCCTCTTCAACGACTCGGGCGCCGCGCTCTCCGCGACCGCCGGCAACAACAAAGCCATCTACCAGGGCGTGCAGGGGCAGGGGGTCTAGGTGATCACGACCATCCTCTCCCCACGCGCAGGCGGGGCCAAACCCACAGGGGGCGCCCCGCTTGTCGCCCATTCCCCGCTGCGCCAAGGGCTCGCCTATGCGGCGCTCTTCCCGGAGATCGGCGGGGCCGCCTGCGCGAATGCGGTGGATCAGGTCCGGGGGACCTTCGGCGGATCGACCAAGCCCTCCTGGTCAGGGTCGTTCCTCTCCTTCCCCGGTGGCGCCAACACCGTCGCGTATCTCGACTACGGCACGGCGATGCCGCAGACCCAGGATCTCGCCCTCTCGGCCTTCAGTGTCGCCGGGCGGATCTACTACAAGGGCGGGGACGGTGGGATCTGTGAGCGCAACGACGGCAACACGGTCGACCAAGGCTGGGAAGTGAACATCAGCAGCGCGAACAACCGCTTCGGGATGGTCTACGTCCGCTCCTCGGTCGATCTCGTGCAGTATGTCGCCGCCCCGACGCAGAACAAGTGGGTGACCTTCGCGATCACGGTGCTGGCCGGCCCGGCGATCGGGGGCATCTATTTCGACGGGGTGAAGCAGACCTCGGTGGTGTCGCAGGCGGGGACCGGCACGCAGAGCAGCGACGCCTCGCGGACCTTCTACGTCGGCCGCTCGACCTTCACGAATCAGAGTGCGGGCAACGGGAGCTTCAACGGGCTGATCGATTGCCTCTACTGCTGGCGCCGGCTGCTCCGGCACGAAGAGATCCTGCAGCTCCAGATCGATCCCTACGCGCCGTTCCGTCGGCGCGCCCCCGTCGGTGGAGGCGTCGTGACGGCGCTCGCGCCCTCGACCTACGCGGGGACGCTGGCCTACTGGCATCAGGGCCTGCCCTTCGACAGCCAAGGGACCGATCCGACCGCCCTCCGGTTCTGGCTTCAGGGCCTCCCGGTCGTCCGCCGCACGGTCGCGGGCGCCGCGTCCGGCCCCTCGGTCGACACGTTCGCAGCGATCCTGATGTCAACCGGCGCGATTGAGCGGACCCGGCCGGCCACGCGCGTGGTGAGCTACTGACGTGACCCCGAATGACTGGCTGATCCCGGTCTTCCCCGATCGGCTGCCGCCGCGGCCGTCCCCGCGCGCGAGTTGGCCCTCGGTGTTCAGCGGGGTGCACAACCGGGCGATCTTCCCGGTGGCGGATGTGCTCGCCTCGGTCACCTTCTTTCCGGTGATGCCGGAGCGGCGGGCCATCAGCCGCCCAGTCGCCGAGCGGCTCGTCGTGACCTCGCCGGGGGTGTTGGCCCCGCCTGCGATTCCACCCCTCGCGCTCTGGCCCGAGCGGCCGGTCCGGGGGATCGCGGCGCGGGCGATGGCCCAGTGGGCCGCGGGCGCCGTCGCCCCACCCCTGGGGGAGCTGATCCTGATCGGGCAGTACCAGGCGTGGCGCCCGACCTATCCCGCCCGCGGCGTGCCCGCCGGGCGCTTCACCTCGGGGGAGGCGTTCATGGCGATTCTGCCGGCGGTCGCCGCCGCGGGGGTGAGCTGTGTGGAATGGGGGCCGGAGGCGCTGACCCGGACCGACCTCACGAGTGAGACCGTCGCCATACCGGATCTGAGTAGCGAGGTGCGCACCGCCCCGGATCTGCTGCGGGAGGAGGTCTGCTGATGCCGGATCCCAAACCCTTCGACGTCCTCGAGAAGACCTCCGGCCAGTACACCGCCACGATTGTCGGGAATGACGGCGTGACAGCGCTCCCGGGCGCGACGCTCTCGACCCTGACGCTCACACTCTATGTGATCAAGGCCGATGGGACGACCGCCTATATCAACAGCCGCAACCACCAGAACGTGCTCAACACCGCGAATGTGACGGTCTCGGCCGCCGGCCTCGTCACCTGGATCTACCAAGTCGCCGACACCACGCTGAACGACGCCACGCTTCTCTTCGAGCGCCATATCGCGCTCTTCGAGTGGACGTGGCCCGCGGGGGCGGGCAAGCATGAAGTCGTGCTGGTCGTCCGCAACTTGACCGAGGTGACCTGATGGCCCTGCGCTTTATCGACAGCTTCGACCACTACACCACCACGCAGCTCTCCGCGAAGTGGACCGAGGTGAACTTCACCCCGACGATCGACGCCACCGCCGGTCGGTGTGGGACCGGCGCGCTCAAGATCGGCACGACGCCCCTCCAGTCGCTGATCAAGGGGATCCCCTTCGGCTCCACTACCGGGGTCATCGGCGCGGCCTTCAAGTTCACCGGGATCCTCGGCGGCGGGGCGTGGCTGTTCCTCTCCTTCGGGTATCTCAGCCAGCTCCATGTGAGCCTCGCGCGCAACGATGACGGCTCGCTCGCGGTTTACCGCAACGGCGCCGGCACCACCCTCCTCGGGACCTCCGCCCCGGATCTCGTCCGCATGGGCGAGTGGTACTTCCTGGAGTTCAAGGCCACGATCGACGGGGCGGTGGGGACGGCGACGGTGCGGGTGAACGGGGTGCAGGTCCTGGCCCTGACCGGCCAGAATACCGTCGGGGGGCTGGCGGCCGGTGCCGCCTTGAGCTTCATTCAGCTCACCGGGGCGGCGAGCTCCGGCGCCTCAGTCGACGATCTCTACGTGCTCGATTCGACCGGCGGCACCAACGCCGACTTCCTCGGGGACGTCCGGATTGAATACCTCCATCCCGACGGCCCGGGCGCGACGCAAGCCTGGGACGTCGTCGGCGCCGCCACGCACTATCAAGCGGTCTGGGACACCGCCGGCCCGGACGACGACACGACCTATATTCACACGGCGACCGCCGGCCTCGTCGACACCGAAACCTTCAGCAACACGGGACTCCCCGCCGGATCGATCTACGGGCTGCAGATCGGCCTCTACGCGCGCAAGACCGACAGCGGCCTTCGCCAGATCGCGCCGGTCGTCCGGGCCGGCGGGACCGACTACGTGGGGACCAATAAGGAGCCGAGCTTCGCCAGCTACGCGTACCTGATCCAACTCTATGAAACCAACCCCGCGACCGCCGCCGCCTGGACGATCGCGGACGTCAACGCCGCCGAGTTCGGGATCAAGCTCACCACCTGATCATGGCGGGGCTCTTCCAGTACCAGCAGAAGGCCGAGCCGTTCGCGGCGACGATTCCGCCGCCGGCCCCGGAGCTCTCCTGGCTGCCCCACTTCCCCGACACCGTCCAGCATCGGCCGCCGCAAACGTCGCCGACGCTCTTCTTCCCGCAGGCCCTGATCTCGACGTCCCCGCTCCGCCTCAGTCAGCTTCCCGCCGAGACCGTCACCCAGTACGCCGCGGCGCTGGTCCGCACGAGCCAGATCCCGGTCGAGATCGTGACCCAGTACGCGCTCGACCGCCGCCAGACCTACTGCAGCCAGATCGCGGTCGAGATTGTCTACGCCTTCGGGTGCTACACCTATACGCCGTCGCCGACGCTCTCCGCCTGTGTGCTGAGCTGGCCGACCGACAGCGCGCCCGCCTCGCGTGACTGCCCGATCGATCTGCCGGTAAACTAGAGCGCTGCGATGGCCTACACCGCCACCTCGCTGACCGACCTCCAAGCCTTCATGGCGACCCGGTGGGATGCGAGTGTCTTCTGGACGGCGGAGGAGGCGCGGCTCGCCCTGAACGAAGCGCTGCGCGACTGGAATCTCCTCACCGGACGGTGGCGGACCCGCGTGACGCTCTCCTCGCTCGCGGCGAATCCAGAGATTGCGCTGCCGGCGTCGCTCACCTTCGGGATGCGGGTGCGGGTCGGCACGGCCGCCGCGCTCGACCCCGCCTCCGTCGCGGACCTCGACCTCGGTCGCCCGTCCTGGCGGCGTGAAACCACCACCACCGGTGGAGACGTCCCCACTCGCCCGATCATCTGGGCGCCGCAGTCGCTCACGCGGATTGTGATCTGGCCCGCGACGGTCGGGGCGGGGACGAATAATGTGCTGGTGGACGGGGTCGCTGCGACGCCCGTGCTGGTGCGTCCGGCGGATCTAGTGGATCTCGGCGACGAAGTCGTCGATGTGATCGCCGACTACGCGGTCCATATCGTCGCGTTCAAGGAAGGCGGCCCGCGCTGGAAGGCCACCCAGGGCTTCTTCACCGCCTTCCTGCAGGCGGCCGCGCTGGAGAACACGCTCCTCAAGCGGAAGCAGGCGTACCGGCGGATCGCCGGGCTCGACCGCCGCCGCGATCTCCAGCCGACCAAGAGCGGCCAGACCCAACTCGATAGCGTGATCCAGAACCTGCCGAGTCTCTCAGGTGGAGGGGGCGGATGACCGATCAGCAGCTCCTCACCGAACTCCAGTACGCGCTCCTCGAACCGCCCGACGGCGGCGCCTCCTGGCCGTCGGAAGTCTGGACCCGCGCCGAGGTTCTCGACGCCGTGAGTGCGGCGATCCGGGCGCTCCTGCGGGACACGCACCTGCTGACGCAGCGAACCGAGATCGCGGTGCTCGCCAACGCGACGTCGGTGGCGCTCCCCGCCGACTGGCTTGCGACAGCGCTGGTGGTCTGGCGGACCGCGGCCAACGTGCGCGTCCCGCTCGGCCCGATCGACGAGACCGAAGCGGATTTGGGCCTCCCAGCGTGGGAGACGACCGTAGGACGGCCGATCGGCTTCGCCGACATGGACTCCTCCACCTTAACCTTCCGGCTCGTCCCGACGCCTGACGCCAACGGCACCGTCGAGCTGCTCTACATTCCCCGGCCGGCGGACATCACCGGCGCAGGAGGTACGCTCCCCGTCCCGGATGAGTTCGCCTCTGCTGAGAAGTACGGCGCCCTCTCGACCCTGCTGAGCAAGGTCGGCCGGCTCCAGGATCCCGACCGCGCGGCCTACTGTGATCAACGCGTGGCGGTCGCCGAGACGGCGGCTGAGATCCTCCTGAGCGGGTGGGCCTGATGCCCGAACAATCCACCAAACGGGGCGATCCGGTCACCAAAGCGGCCTTTGAAGGGGCCTTCGAGACCCAAATCGTGCGGCTGGGCTCCGCCGGGCTGAACCTCAAAGACGAGCTCGACGTCCTCCAGCCGGGGCAGTTCGCGCGCCTGACCAACGTGGATCAGGACCTCACCGGCGCCGCCACCGCGCGCCCCGGCCAGACCAGCTTCGCCACGGGGGGCACCCTCCATCACTCGATCCGGAAGTTTCGCCAGCCGCGCACCGGGGTCGACACGCGGGTGTGGGGCGTCGACTCGACCCTCGCGATCGGTGCGAGTGGCGCGGTGACCACCGTCGATACCGGCTACAGCGGCAGCCCCTTGGCGCTCGTCCCCCACCGCCCACCGCTCTCGGGCGACCCGTGGCTCTTTGTGGGCGATGCCAACAAGATGCGGAAGGTGCGGACCGACGGGCTCGTCCTGCCGATCGGGCTGCCGAAACCCTCGGCCGCGGCGACGGCGGCGCTCGGGCGCGAGTACCGCCGATCGATTGCCAACTTCGATACCTCCGACGCGACCGCTGCGGCGAACTGGGTGCCCACGAAAGGGATCGATGCACACAGTCATCCATCCGGTCTCCCCTCCGCCGTCGACGAAGCCTCGACCCCGGCCGGCGGCAACGACGTCTACTTCACCTCCAACGACGGCTCGATCGACTCAACCTACGACTGCTGGCTCGGCTGCCCGATCAGCCGCGACCTAACGACGCTCTCGCCCACCACCGGCGCCCCGGGCGACATCGCCGCCTCTGATGATGACGTGATCCATCTCTGGATGAAGACCTCGAACCCGGCGCTCGTGAAGGAGCTGCGGATCTATCTCGTCGTGAATGCCGTCTTCGATCCGACGGGCCTCCCGGGCGTCCCGAAAGCGACCGGCGGGAACTCGGACGCCTACGTGAAGGGCTTCCGCCAGAACGACTTCGTGCAGTTCATCCAGGCGACGCAGACCCAGATCGACGCGGCGGAGACCGCCCGGATCTTCGCGACACGCGATCAGGACCTGAAGGATCGCGCCATCACGGACAAGCGCACCTCGTGGACGACCGTGCGCGCGATGGTCGATCCCTCGCGGGCGCGCTCGATTCAGATCGGGGCGGGCGGGCATCAATGGTTCGAGCTGGGGTCGATCGGCTTGTCCCTCCGGCGGCGCGACTTCCAGCGGATCGGCTCGACGTCCGGGCGCGACTGGTCGACGGTGACCGGGATCATCGTCTACATGAAGATGGAGCCGACCGATCTCGATCGGATCGTCTCCTGGGCGCTCGACGATCTCTACCTGACCGGCGGCTATGGCCCTGACACGGTCGAGAGCGGCGCGCAGCCGTACGACTACCGCACCACCCACTATGATCCCCGCACGGGGGCGGAGTCGAATGGCTCGGACACGATGGCGACGACGGCCTACCTCGACTCACGTCGGCAGCAGATCGTCGTCACCCCGGCAGCCTACGGATCGAGCGCGATCCGGCAGCGCGTCTACCGGCGCGGCGGCTCCCTCATCACCAACTGGTTCTACCTCGGGGTGACGACGAGCGACGGCGGCGCCTTCACCGACACCTTCACCGACGACGCGATTGCCGCCGCCGGGACCCTCCCGATCGATCACTACCAGCCGGTGCCGACGGTGGACGCCAACGGCAATACCGTCCTGGCGCAGCCGCTCCCCGCCCTCTGGGGGCCGCTCGAAGGGATGCTGATGGGCTGTGGCGATCCGTACCGCCCCGGGCATCTCTACTGGTCCCTGCCGGACTCTCCCGATCACTGGTCGTCGAGCTCGTACAAGGAGGTCTGTCCGCCCTCTGAGGAGCTGATGGCCGGCGGGGTGATGGGCCAGCAGGCGTTCGTCTTCAGTCGCCTCCGCCTGTACCTGCTCTATCCGAACTTCAGCAACGACGCGCGCATCGACTATGCGCCGTCGCTCTGCAAGCGGGGGATTCGCGGCCGGACCCACTTCTGCGTCGGCCCCGGCGGGATCTATTTCTACGCGGAAGGCGAGGGGATCTTCCTGACCACCGGCGGTCCGGAGGAGTGGATCTCGCGGGACATCGATCCGATCTTCCAAGGCGTGACGCGCTACGGGTACCTCCCGATCGACTCCGCCGCGCCCACCGCGATCCGGTTGACCTGCTGGGAGAATCAGCTCGTCTTCCTGTACCAGGATACGAGTGGCGCGCGGCAGGTGATGGTGTATTCGATCCTGCACAAGCATTGGCGGGCGTACAGCTTCGGGCGGGCGCTGGCGACGGTGCAGGGGGAAGAGGAGACCGACCTCCTCCTCGGGAGCCTGAACCTCGGGACCACCTATACGCACATCGGCACGTCCGACGCGGGGCTCGCGATCGCGTGCACCGCCCGCACCGGCGCCTTTACCGGCGGCCGGCGCGAGGAGAAGCTCTTCGGCGATCAGATCCTCCGGGCCGACCGCGCCGGGGTGTCGCTGAGTGTCCAGAACTTCCTGAACGTCGAGGCGATCACCAACCCGGTGCAGACCTTGAACGAGGGGACCGGCCGGCAAGCCTACATCCTCGACGCCTTCGGCGAGTCACCACAGAAAGCGAACGCGATCTCGACGGAGATCTCGTGGTCGTCGGCCACCGCCCGCCCGATCCTCTACGAGCTCGGCTACGCGATCACGGTCCAACCCGAGATCACCAACAAGCGAGTGACCAACTGGGACGATCTCGGATCGCCCGACGAGTTCTGGCTCTCCGGCGTCACCTTCGACGTCGACACCGGCAACGTCGCCCGCACGATCATCATTGAGCGCGACTTCAACGGCGTGCGGGACACCGTCGCCACGCTTACGGTCCTCGCCAACAACCGGCACAAGCTGCAGTTCTCCTGGCCGGCGGTCTCCGCGCGGCAGGTGCGCGTCCGCCCGACCGACGACTGCAAGTTCTGGCTGCTCTACCGCGCCGACTGGATCGCGCAGGGTGAGCCGCCGCGCATCGCCAAGTGGGACATCCACTTCGAGAACAAGTGGGACCAGTACCACACCGGGCTCGATCTCTACTGCGACACCGGGGGGCTGGAGAAGCGGATCGAGGTCTATGTCGATGAGGTGCGCCTGAGCGATCCGCAGACGGGGCTCGCCTACTGGGCGATCACGGCGAACGGGCGGCGGGTCGTCCACATCACCCTCCCTTGGGGGCGGGGGCACGTCTACCGCTTCCGCGCGATCGACGACAACCCGGGCCTGCTCTACAACCACCGCTGGCACCTCGACCCCGAGCCCTCTGAGCAGTGGAACTGGAACCAGAACTTCTCCATCTACGGCACGCGCGCCGACAAATGGCTGAAGGCGATCCTGTTCGAGTGCGACACCTTCGGGCAGAACAAGTCGGTGACGGTGGAGGCGGACGGGGTCGTGGTCGAGACGATCACGGTGAACGCCAGCGGCCGGAAGGTCGTGCAGAAGGCGATCCCGCAGCACCTGGGGCGGGTGTGGCGGATGTTCCCGGTGGACGGCAACCCCGGGCGGCTCTACACGGCGCAGCCCGTCTTCGACGAGGAGCCCTACCAGCTCGATCGCTGGGAGACGCAGGAGATCAATTACAGCCTGCCCGGGTGGTTCTACCCGACCTACGGACATCTGGTGCTGAAGTCGACCAAGCCGGTCACCCTCACGCTGGCGCGCCAGTACAACCAGCGCGGCGGCACCCGGACCGAGACCTACACGATCCCGGCGACCGGCGGGCAGAAGATCCGCTGGTACCAGACGTTCCAGGCGGGGCGGGACGTGTTCCACAAGTGGCTCGTGACGAGCGCGGAGCCCTTCTGGCTCTACCGGGATGAGACCATCGTGTGGATCCAGCCCTGGGGCGCCGATCAGCCGAAGGCCGTGCAGCCGTTCGGCAATGACGATATCGATCCGACCCGCACCATGACCAATGCGACCTTTGCCGCGCAAACCTCCGGGGGTGGGACGCAGTGACGATCAAAGAGGACGCCGCGAAAGTCTTCACGAAGACCTACCCGCACGTGGGTGAGATTGCCGATCCCCCCACGCAGCAGACGATCCGCCTCCTCTGGGACCGCATCCACGATCTCGAAGCCCGCCTCTCGACCTCGGAAGGCACCGTCACCAAGCTCGTCTCGGGGCACAACACGAACGAGGCGAGTATCACCAAGGCCTCGCAGATCGCGCGCTACGCGGTCGGGCTTTTCCAGAAGCCGGGGACCCCGCCGACCTCGGTGACGGCGGGGGGTGAGCCGCTCCCCGGGGGCGGGGACGGCGGCGCGGGGGAGATCGGGTGCGGGGGAGCGGGGCCGACCGGGCATGACACCGGCGGGCTCCTCAATGCGATCCGCGCCGGGCAGATCGTCTGTGGGACCGGCAACGAATTCCCCGCGCTCAAGAATCCCACCGCCACCGACGCGCAGCGCGAAGCGAACATGATCGAGCTGCTCCGCCGGATGATCTGGCATCTGAAGCAGGCCGGGTTCACCGCCGGGCGGCAGAAGAATCCCTCCGGCCGGGTCAGCAGCGACAAACTCTGTGTCGAAGTCGAGGGTGTCGTGCGCGTGTACGATGTGTTCATCGGGGCGGCCGCCACCGATCCGCTCAAGACCCATATGGGGGAGACCGCGCCGGCCAACATGCAGGACGATGCCGGGATCCCCGACTGAGGAGGATCGATGCGTCACCGTGCGCTCCCGCCCGAGGACTGGGACAAGCTCGCCGGCTATGATCCGTTCTCCACGACTGGCTTGCCAAATCCCGATCACTGGCGCATCATCGTCGCGGAAGACGACGCGGGCCAGATCCTCGGCTTCTGTGCGCTGTTCGACGCGGTGCACTGGGAGCCGTGGTACGTGACGCCCGAGGCGCGGCGCAACCCGGCGGTGATTCGCGGGCTGGTCCGAGAAGGCCTCGCGCTGCTCCGATCCCAGTCGGTGTCGGGGGCCTTCGCCGTCGTCGCCAACGATCAGCCCGAGCTGCACCGACTGATGGTCGAGCGATTCGGGTTCGTCCCCGCCCCGGGGACGCTCTTCGCGATTGACCTCGACGCCCTCGCCGAGAAGGAGTTCTGATCATGGGCTTCATCGCGCCTGCCATCCCCTGGATTGCCAAGGGCGCCGCCCTGCTCGGCGGGCATCTCGCGGCGAAGAAGGCGCAGTCCTCCGCGATGAAACGGTCGCCCGAGGAGATGGCCGCGCTCACCGGCGCGCAGCAGGCCGGCGGGGAGCTCGCCCAGACCGGGACGGCGCTGACGCAGAGCGGGGTCGAGGCGACGACGCCTGCGCAGAATTACTACTCGACCCTCCTCCACGGGAACCGCGCGCTCCAGTCGCAAGCGACCTCCGCGGCGCGCGAAGGGATCACTGATACCTACACGGGGGCGGAGCGCGGCCTGGAGAAGAGTGGCGTACAGGGGGCGGCACGCGACGTCGCCACCGGTGAGCTGCAGCGGCAGAAGGCGGGCCAAATCGCGGGGCTGGTGACCGGCGTGCAGCCCGGGGCCGCCGGGGCGCTCGGCCAGATGGGCCTCCAGCAGACCGGGCAGGGGGCTCAGCGCACCTCCAGCGCCGGGAGCCTCTACGCGAACCTCCTCCCGCAAGGGATGCAGAACCGGATGTACGGCCGGCAGGAAGGCGAGAAAGCGGGGACCTCGATCGGGGGGTTCCTCTTTGACATCCTCTCCGGGGGCATGGGGAAGCGGCGGGGTGGCGGCGGCGACGACGACGACGGAGACGGCGGCGGCGGGGGCTGGCTCCGCTCGCGGCAGACCACCCCGAACATGACGACGTGGATGCCAGGAGGCTAGCGGATGGGTGCGTTTGAGGGGCTGCTCTCCGGCTTCGCCGGACGCAAGGCGGAGGTCGAAGCCTACAACCTCGACGAAGCGCACCGCGCGCAGCAGCGCGAAGGGAAGATCCTCGACGCGCTGATCAATTCACCGGACCCCGAGATCAAGTCGATGGCCGTCGCGGGCCTGCTCCACTCCGCCCAGCCGCAGAAGCGGAAGGGCGGGCTGCGCGGCTGGATCGGGGAGATGCAGGAGAGCCCGTACCTGGAGCAGATCCGCGGGCTCGTGCAGACGCCGCGGACGGTGATGGAGCCGACCGCGACCGGAACGACGCTGCCTTCGGTGCAGACGAGCGGGTACTTGTCCACGCCGCCGGGCCAGGAGTCGTCGATGGCGCAGCCCTCGACCTCACCAACCGAGGTGGGGGCGCCGCCGCCCAGCCCTGTGGAAACCCGGCTGCAGTCCACACCGTCGGCGGGGATCACTACCTACACGGATCGCCCGGTGCTCCGGCCCCGCGAGGTCTTCCGGACGCCCGAGGAACAGACGCGCCTGACCAAGACCGCCACCGCGCAGGGCACCGTCGAGGGCGAGGTCGCCGGGCTCACCACGGCTCTGGGAGGGACCCCTGAAGCGGCGGCGCGTGCCCGAGACCTCATCGCGAAGAAGTACGAGCGGCTCCACGGGGGCGGAGCGGGGGGCGGTTATCAGTCCACCCCTGGAGAGATCACCGACCCCGAGACGGGCCAGCCCTCCCGAGTCTACGGAGCCTTCGACAAGACGCGGGGGCAGTACATCGGCACCGATCCCGACTCTCCGTATTATGGGATCCCGATCCCGGGGTTCATTCCGCGCACCACAGGGGCGGGCCTCACCCCGGAGCAGGCCGGCGCACGGGCGACGGCCGTCACGGTGGCGCGAGGCGCGGCGGCGGCGGGCGTGCCGCTCTCCACGAGTCAGCGCTTCGACAAGACCGAGAAGCTCGCTGGGGACTGGCAGAAGATCCAGGCGCCCACCCGCGAGATGCAGCGGCAGTTCCAACTGATGCAGACCGGGCTGAAGCGCTTCAACGAGGGCGACAAGATCGGCGGGTCGCAGGCGGTCCTGGTGACCTTCCAGAAGATCCTCGACCCGAGCTCGGTGGTGCGGGAGAGTGAGTACGCGCGCTCAGGCGAAGGGCTCTCGCTCGCGAGCCGGCTTGAAGGCTACATTCAGCGCCTCAAGGAAGGCGGCGCCGGGGTGCCGCCCGCGGAGCTCGCGGCGATGGTCGAAACCGGCCGGCAGTTCCTCGCGGGGCTGCAGACCTGGAATGACGCCGAGCGGAAACGGATCGAAGGGACCGCACAAGGGTACGGGATCGATCCGGGGCAGATCTTCGCGGCGCCGAGCGGCGTCGGGACGGCGCCGCCTCCCCCTGGTGGGGCCACCGTGCCGGCACCTGGAGCGGCGCCGCCTCCTGCAACGGTAGCAGGCACCACGCCGCCCGGCCCGTTTCAGGCGGGGGCGATTCGCCCTGCGCCGTCGCACGGCGCGGCGCCTCCGGCCGGCGGCGGGATCAACGCGCCGATCCCGGGCTGGCAGGTCGACCTCGATACCGGGAAACTGGTCGCCATGCCGGGGCGTTAGATGCCCACCCGCCCAGCCACACTCTATGACGTGATCACCTCAGAGGCGCAAGCGGCGAAGGTGCCGCCCGAGCTCGCCCTCGCCGTCGCCCAGACCGAGTCGAACTTCGATCCCCGCAAGACGTCGCCGAAGGGCGCGCAGGGGATCTTCCAGCTCATGCCGGACACCGCGAAGGAGCAGGGCGTCGACCCGGCCGATCCCGTCCAGAACATCCGCGGCGGGGTGCGCTACCTCCGTAAGCAGCTCGAAGCCTCCGGCGGGAACGTCGAGCAAGCGCTCGCCCGCTACAACTTCGGCCCGGGGAACGTCGCCAAGGGGCGCCCGCTCCCGAAGGAAACGCAGGGCTACATCCAGAAGGTCCAGCAGGAGACCGACTTCCGGCAGTGGTACGGGCAGCACGCCACCCAGCGCCAGCTCGACCCGAACCCAGACGCCCCCGAGCACTTCTACGACTACCGCGCCGCCCATGCCGCCGGGGCGGAGCCGGATGAGACCGGGCACTGGCCGAGCCAGTTCAAGCGGGAGGGCCATCCGAACCTCGTCATCAATGGGATCGATACGCGGACGGGCCAGCCTGCCGCCGCGGCGGCCGCCCAGCCCGAGGAGGGACCCCCCGCCGTCGGGCAGCCACCGCCCGCGCCCGAGGAGAAGGGCTGGTTCCGCTCGATGCTGGAGAGCTTCGATCCACGCACACCGGAAGGTCGCCGCAACCTCGCCGGGGGCGCGGGGGCGGCCATCGGTGCGGGCCTTGCACCCGAAACCGGGGGGCTCAGCTTTCTCATCCCCGTGCTGGGGGCGGCACTCGGGGGATCCGTCGCGGAGACGGGTGAGCAGGTCGTGGGCACCCCACCCCCAGGCCAGACCGGACTCGATTACGGCAAGATCGCCGCAGCCGGCGGGGAGCAGGGCCTCTACGAAACCGGAGGGCAGGCGCTGATGTGGCCGCTGCGCGCGGTCGGCAAGCGCCTCGTCGCCGGGCGGGTGGGACGGGCGGCCGCGCAGCACCTCAGCCGAGCGAAGGAAGCGCTGTCCTCCCAGTTGCAGGCTGGGGTCGATGCTGCGTCACAACTCCTCCAGAAGACGCGCACCACCAGTCGCCAAGGCGTCGTCGCCGCCGGGGAGGCCGGACGGACCGGCGTGCAGGCCGCGGAAGCGCAAGCGGCCGCCGGGGCGACGCAGGCGGCGAAGCCCTACGAGGCCCTGGTTGGTGCGCCTCCTCCCACCGCCGAGGCGGGCCGCGCCGCGAACCGGGTCATCCAGGAAGGGGGCGCAGCCCGCGCGCGGGATCAGCTTGGGCAGGCGGTGACCAAGGCGGCCGAGTCGGGGCCGGACGTCGACATCACCGCGCTCAAGGCCGAGGCGCGACGGATCCTCAGTGAAGAGATCACGCCCCCACAGACGGCCTTCCCGCGGAAGCCGGTCGCGGGGGCGGGCGAAGCGGCGGCCGCTGAAGCGGGAGTCAACCCGCAGACCTTGCAGATGCTCCAGCAGCGCGCGAACGCGGGGGATGCCCAGGCGACGACGAGCCTCGCGGACATTCAGGCGGCGATGGGCGCCGCGCAGGGTGCCGCACAGCAGGACGTCCTCAGACACCCGGCGATGGGGGTGCTGAACCGGATCCTCAACGCGGAGGACAAGGTCCCCTTCGCGGCCGCCCACGGCTTCAAGCGGGAGCTCGACGAGGCGGTCGGCTCCGCAGTGGACCGCACGGTACAGAAGCGCGTCACCAACATCACGAAGTCTCTCCGGGGACAGCTCCGCGAAGGGCTCGCCGTCCATGAGCCCTACAACGCCGCCACCGCCGCCTACGCCCAAGTCGCTCCGCTCTACACCAAAGGGATGGCGCCACGGCTGCGGAAGCTCGCAGTCGAATCCCCCGAGGCGATCGTCCGGATGATCAGCCCGACCAAACCGACCCACCTGCGGATGCTCCAGGACCTCCTCCTGCATCAAGCGGCGGAGGGTGGCGACGCAGCCGGTGGACAGGCGGCGTGGGACGGGGTCCGCTCCGCCTGGACCCACGACAAGGTGGTGAGTGGGGGGATCGAGAAGCTGGGCGATCGCCTCCGCGCGCTCGAAGCGAAGCCGGAGTTCCACTCCGTGATGTACGGGGATCAGACCGGCACACAAGTCTGGGAGAACCTCAAGACGGTCGATGCCGCCTACCGCAGTGCCGTCGAGCACGGGAACCTCAGGGTCGAGGCGGCGCAGACGGCCGGACGGCAGGGTCGGCAAGCGGCGCGGGAAGCCGGCGCAACGGCCGTGGAGGTGGCGAAAGAGGGTGTCGCGGGGGCGAAGCGGGCGCAGGTCGAAGGACTCCAGCCGATCGCGGCGGAGACGCAACGGCTCGCCGAGTCGTCGCTCGCGCCCTCGATGCAGAAGGGCGCCGCCGCCCGAGCGGGGATGGACGCCCTTCGACTCTATGCGCTCGGACCGGCGCGGCTCGGCGGCGGGATCTCCGGTGCCCGATTGCTCCGAGGGCCAACAGCCGATGATCTGATCACATGGGCCATCTACTCGCCGAAGGGCACTCGGCAACTGGTCAACGCCCTGACCTCGAAGCAGCCGGCGCTGGCGCTGGCGGATCTGGCGCGGACCTCCGGGATCCTCGGCCCCTCGACCCAGTATCTCCTCGGCCGACCGCCGGGGCCGAAGCAGGGCACCGAGCCGGGGACGCCCCCACCGCAGCCGCTCCCCCCGGGCGAGATCTCCCTGACGATGCGGAGCCGGCCGTCAGTAGGCACGCCCCCGCCGTGAGCGGCTGGACCGTCGCGTGGCTCCTCTGGCTCGCGATGTTCGGCTGTATCGAAGGGCCGGCGATCTTCAACAAGGTGCCGGGCGACACCCTCAGCGAGCACGTCTGGCAGTGGTTCTCGATCCTCAACAAAGCCCCGCAGTGGCGGGTCCGGCGGTTCGCCCTACTCGCGTTCCTGGCGTGGCTCGTCGCCCACTTTCTCACCGGCGGGGAGTTTTAGGCCGAGCTGACGGACCGCCTCGCGATCCGCCTGCAGCGCTTTGATCTCGTCTTCAAGGGTCCGGATCCGCTTCGTCACCTGGACTTGATACTTCACCACCGCCTCTTCTGGCGTGAGGCCGAACCACCTCTCAATCTCCTTGGGCTTATACTTGGACCCCGAGGCCGCGGCCGCGGGGTCAGCGCGAGCAAGGGGCCGGACGTGGGACCGCGGCGACACGTCGTACGCGGCGACGGCGAAGCGGCTCGTCTGGAAGTTCTGAACGACCCGGTACATCCGGGTCCAGGTCACGCCCCGGCGGCCCATCATTCCCCTGCCGCCTTCTTCTGGAAGGGGACGAACCCCTTCGCCTGCCGCGTCTTCGCCTGCGCCTTCGCGAGTCGCTTGCGCGCCTGGGACGTCAGGCTGTCTCGCTGCCGGGCGATGAGGTCGGCGACCTTCGGGGGTAGGACCAGCCGGACCGTCCCCTCGCGCCCGGTGACCTGGAGCGTCACGTAGAACTGCGGCTTCGACTTGGTCTCGTCGCGGGCGTCGGGGACGGCGGTGCGGAAGGACCGCACGATGTAGGTCTTGCTCCCACCGAGGCCGAACAAGGGGACCGCCTGGATGGGCGCCGGTCGGGTCGAGAGCGTGCCTCGCGCACGGGCGAGGTCGTCGAGCGTCTTGTCGTACTCGTCGGGGAGTAGGGTCGAGGGTTGGTCCTGATCAGGCATCGGGCACCTCCACCAGTGATCATAGCACAACGGTGAGATGGTGTCAAGTTGCACACGGTCGCACCGTCAGACCGCCCGCTGCAGATCCGACCAGTCTTCCTCATCCTCCGCCTCCATCGGCGTGCTCACCCACTCCGCATCATAGCCCGGCACCGGGATCGGCGTCATCGCCGCCCAGTCGTCCCCGGCCTTCGCTGAGATCCCGATCGTCAAGTAGCTCCCCAGGCCCCAGCTCTCCGGGATCGGCTGCTCCAGGATCGGCCGCTGCATCTCGTGGAACACGATCGGGCAGACCCGGTCCCACTGGGTGAGCGGGATCTCCAAGAGGAGGGAGTCGTGGATCGGCGCGCGCAAGGGCGTTCGCCCGAAGTAGCAATCGCCGATATAGCTCGGGCTCGCCGGGTCCCCCAGCAGACGCAGCCCCGCTTCCTTGAGGTTCCCCGCCCCGATACTCTGCGGCTTGAAGGCGAGGGCGCGGTTCGCGTCCGGCCCCGGCCCGACGCGGAACGCCTGATCATTGATATAGATCACCGGCGGCTTCGTCCCGGCGCGCTGGTGCTTCGCGATCAGGCGGAGTTCCTGACTCCGCGTGAGCCGCTTGTACACATAGACCGCCCAGAACCAGTGCCGGTACGTATAGGGGTGATCCCCCGCGCCGCCGAGGTAATGCTCCTTGCTGGCGCGCTCCTGGATGGCGTGCTGCCAGTCGTCAACCCGCGGGGCGAGCTGCCGGAAGAACCGGGTGTACTTCACCGCGGTCGCTTCATCGGGGAAGAGATCCGGGTACTGGCGGACCATCCCGGGAATCGTGATCCCATACGCCTTCGCGTGGTTGTAATGCTTGCAGGAGTCGTACGGTTTGGCGAGCCGCTCGTCCTGCTTAAGCTCCTTGAGATACCCGATGATCTGCGCCTCGGGCCAGGAGGGATCGTAGGGGCGCCCCAGGACGTGACTGAGGAGCGCCGCGTGCAGCCCCCGCTTCGCGTTCCGGATGAACTCAGGATCCTGCGCGCAGACCCCGACCTGGATGCTCTCGATCCCCGCGTAGTCGACTTCCAGCAGCCGACACCCGGGGCTCGCCACAATGCACCGGCGGAACCCCGCGGCGAGCGTCGCGCGTCCGCCTGCGGCGACCCCCTTGTCCGCGACGACGTTGGTGATGTTCGGATCCACATAGCTCAACCGCATCATCGACGGGCGGAAGGTCGGGACCGGGTGGATGCGGTCCTCGCGATCGAGCCGGCGCTCGGTCCCTTCGGCGTAGGTCCCCTTGACCTTGTTCACAGCGCGGTAGTCGAGGGTGTGGGTGTAGAAGGGGTCACCGGCGGTCCGTTCGAGACGTTCGAGGGTCTCGCGGTCGGTGGACTCGATGGTTTTCGACTTCTTCGCGCGGCCGGGGCGGTGCCCTTTGGCTTTGAGGTAGGCGAGGATTTGCTTTGGGCTGTCCGGGTTGAACGGCTCTTGCCAGAACCAGCGGTGTACGCTCGCAACATCGAGTACGAGATCTGGAGCTTCGCGCGGACCCCCAGCAGGCTGAGTTCGATCTGCTGCGTCTCGGCAGCGATGCCGTCGAGCAACGTCCACAGCGCCGCAGCTTCGACAGACCAGGACCTCCTTGAGAATGACCCGGTCGACGACGTGCGCTTTGGCATAGAGCTCCTGTTTGACCTCCGCGACCGCTTTGCCGGCGCGGGGTGTCCCCTTCCGGGTGAACGCCGTGGCCTTGACGTGGAGGACGTCGGCGAGCGGGGGTTTGGTCAGCCCGCCCTTCGGGGTCAGCGGGCAGACGGTCTCCGGGACACAGAGCTGCAGCGCCTGGAGGCTCGCGCGGGCCTTGGTGACGAGGTCGGCCTTGAACACCTGCAGCCGCTGCCGATCCACTTTGACCCCGACGAGCTGGGCGGGGCGGAGGACCTTCACGTAATACTCGTGCGTATGGCGGAAGGCGTAGTGCATCTGTCCGGTCTGCTGGAGGTCATGGTAGAGCCCAAACCCAATCCGGTGCGTCTGCAGCCCATCGATCGCCCCGTAGCGCGGCGGGTCGATTGCCGCGAGGTGCTTCCAGGCGCCCCAGGTCGAGTAGAACGGCGCCCAGAACCCCAGGCCCATCGGGAGGTCGGACTGGAGCACCTTCGCGAGCCACATCAGGTCGACGACCTTGCTCGAGTCCGCTTCGGTCAGGTAGCTGGCGCGCACCAGCCGGATGAAGTCGTAGGTCCGGTTCCACTGCCAGATCGCGCCAGGGGACGCGTAGAGCTCGCGGAGGAGGCTCCGGTAGGGCTCCTCGTCCGGCACGGTCACCCCCTCGTCGGGGTGACACGCGACGTTCTGGCGGAGGATCTGGAAGCTCTGGTCGTCGGCGGTGAGTTCGCCTTCGTCCCGCCCGCCCACCTTGTCGGGTGTCTCGACGTCGCTGCTGATCGGGTAGGCGGCGGGATCCTGCTGGCGGGCGGCGACGACGGTGGCGACCCAGGCGCGAAACCACTCGACCGGTGGATCAATAATCAGGGTCCCCGGGTCAGGGGGTTTCCCACGCGAGCGCGCCTCCTCGGCCCGTTGCAGATCCCAGAGGACGGTCCCGATCAGGTTGTGCGCGCCCCGCTGCAGGTGGGAGGGGTGGTAGGTCGGCACCACCCAGAAGCGATCGGTCGGGTCCCGATGGACCGTCCCGTGGAAGTTCTGGACCGTAACGCCCTTGGTGTGCTCCAGGCGGAGAACCCGCTTGATCGCGGTGGCGCCCATCGGGACCACCACCGTATGGCCTTCGCTGAGGGTGTGCTCCAAGTAGGGACAGTACCCGATCGCTTCACGGTACCAGGGCGCGCGCTCGTCGAACCAGTCGTTCGGCGGCTGGCACGAGATCACGTTGTGGATCCGGATCGCGTCGCGGGTCCAGCCGAGGAGATTCAGGAGCCGGGTCAGCATCCCGCCGGCATCGCCCATGAACGGCCGGCCGGTCGCCGCTTCGACCGCGCCGAGCGCTTCGCCGACCAGAAGCAGCCACGCGGAGGTCGGGCCGTCGGCCGGCGCGAAGCCGTAGCCGCGCTGGAAGAGCGTGCATGGGCGGCACGCGTCAGGTTTCGCGAGGAGGGGCACCGGCGAGGGTCTCCGTCGCGATATGCTTCGACCAGCCGACATGGCCGCAGTCGAGACAGCGGTACTCAATCCGGCGGTCGGTGCAGCGGATGCCGCGGTGAGCGGTCTTCAGGGGTTTGGTCCGCCCGGTCGCGACGAGCCGGTAGCCGCGGCGGAAGTGCACCGCGTCGTGGAAGACGGAGTGGAGGCTCCGCTTGCAGCGGCCGCACTGGAGGTGGTACGGGTAGCCGGTGCCGCCGTTGGTCCCAGGCATCAGCGCTCAGCGAGCGACTGCCCGGTGTTCGGCACCATCTGGACACAGTGGTCGTCCCACAACTCGATCATCTGGAAATCCTTCGTCGCCGTGACTGGGAGGACCGCTCCGAGGTGCTCTTGACACCACGCGACGATCAGCTCCCGCTGGTGAGCGGCGAACGCCTCATCGTCGACCGCGATCGTCGACGTCTGCCCACAGCAGCCGACTCGCGCGGTGAAGATCCGGACGTCCCGCCCGTCAGCAAGCCACGCCTTGACGCGCTCGATCATCCGCGGGATCGGGGCACCGACACGCCAGACGTCTTCCGGGATCCCTGACCATTCCGCCAGGACGCCGTCTAAGTCGACGCCAATCCACCCGTCCGGCCAGCCGCTCACCAGTACCTCCGTCGGAAACTCCGACTCCGCCGCCCCCCGGTCTTGGTCCCCGCCTCCTGGATGTTCGCCACCGCGCGGCGTTGCCCGGCCGTCACCGTCTGGTACTGCTCGACCGACTCCCGGATGCCCATGAGCGTGTCGGCCGCCCACTCGAAGGCCGTGGTCGTCTCCAGCATCTCGTCGTTCTCGCGCGCGAAGGTGTACCACTCCGTCTCCCGAGGGTCCACCGGCTTCACCGGGCGGATCGGCTCGTCAGAGAGGTTCAGGTCTTCGAGGCGTTTGCCCATTGGCGATCTTCCTCTCGTGGTTAAAGAGTGCAGGCGTCGTAGGCCCCTCTGGGCAGTGCTGTGCGAACAGGAGTCGAGGAGCGGTAGCGGCCTCGGCCGTGCCTGTGGTGTCAAAGGGCGCCCAGTACGTCTCGGCGTTCACCGCCCCGCCCCACTTCATCGCGTAGTAGGCGCGGCTCTGTAGCTCGATCTGCCGCCGGATCACCGCCGCCTCCGCCGCCGGCAGCGTCTTCAGCGTGTTCGAGGCGTAGTGCAGGTACGGCACGTTCACCGAGAAGATCCGCGCGCCCTCCCCCGCGAGGAGGAGCCGGCGGTGGTAGTCGAGATCCTCACAGAAGGCGGGGATGAAGCGCTCGTCGAAGGCGAAGCGCTCGTGACACGCGCGGCTGATCAGGAAGCAGGAGAAGTCGGGGCCGCCGAGGTGCATGGGGCGGCCGAGCCCGCGCTCGTCCGGCGCGGTGAGGAGGACGTCGGGGGTCGGGTGGTACGCAAAGTCCGCCTCGGTCACGCCGACCGCGGAGACGAAGAGCGCGTCGCTGTGCCCCATCACGCTACTGAGCTGGTAGACAGTGTCGGGGCGGAGTCGGACATCGTTGTTCACCACCAGCGCCTCACTCCCGCCCGCCTCCCAGACGAACCGGAGTGCGCGGTTCCACGTCGCGGCGAGACTCGGGAGCGGGGGCTGATGTGACCAGATGAGGATCCGGTCGGGATACTCCTCGGCGAGCCGCTCCAGGTGCGCGCGGAAGGGATCGTCGACGCCTTGGTTGATCACGAGGAGGCGCGTCGGGATCGACTGCGCGAGGCAGTCGGCGATCGCGGCGGTGGTCTTCTCCTGATCGGCGAGGACGGGCATCACGATCCAGACGAGCTGCTCACTCTCACTCATAAGGCCACCACCGTAAACCGATCATCGAGTACCGGCTGCAGGATCGGGCGGACCTCGCGCGCCCAGTCCCGCCGGCCGTTATTGCACCCTGGCCGGGACAGCACCACCGCCGTCCAGCCCTCCACCTCGGTCAGCGCGGCCAATTCCCTCGCCGACTGCGCGATCAACTCCAGATCGGCGCGCTCGTTGTAGACATGCTTCACCGGGAAGCTCACCAACGGGACCCCGTCGCAGTTCCGATCGATGATGCCGACGTGGTTGCCCTGCCGCTTCAGGAGCGCCCCGAGCGCGAGCCTCATCCCGAAGTAGCGTTGCGTCGCTTGCAGCGCGACCCCTCGCCCCATCACCGCCCGGCCATTCGCCTTGACCGTGCCGTTCGTGGTGATGCAGCGGGCATCGGCGGGGTAGGTCCAGAGATCGGCTAACTCTTCCCGCATCACCACTCCGGCGGCGCCGTCAGCCGCAGCTCCCACCTCGGGACCGTCCACCCGTGCGCCTTCGCCTGTGCCTTCCGCTCCGCCTGCGTATACCCGGCGGCATCGTAGTGCCCGCGCGCCACATCGAGCAGGAAGGTCCAACAGCCGACCCACACGCTTACGCAGCACCGGTGACAATGATGCGGCCCGGGCCAGCCGATCCCAGTCTCACCGCAGCTCCCCGGCACCCTCCAGCCCTTCACAAGCGCGGTGGACGTCGGGTCACCTGCGCGTACACCGCGGCCAGGATCCCCACCGCGAGCGCCCCCGCCAGCCATCCGCCCCCCTCAACCGCCTGGGCGGCGCCGATCACCAGCAGGCCCCCGGCGATCAGCGTCAGCGTGAGGATCACGCCGGTCCGCAAGACCATGCATCCTCCCACAGACCACGCAGTAGACCGAGCCGTCCGGCTTCGCCTCCAATAAGGTCAGGTCCTCGTTCCCGCAGTGTGGGCAGATCGGGACGAGCACCTCGGTCACGGGACGACCGGCATCGGCGCCGCCTCCAGCCCACGTGATCCCTGGGTCACCACCGTCACGCGCGGGAGCGGCAGCAGCAGGGATCCGCCCGCCGCCAGGTACGCCGCCTCCCGTTTCGCGAACGCGTCGGCGAACTGCCACGCGCCGACCAGCAGGGTGTGCGGGGGGTCGGCCCGCCCGGTCCCCTCACTCACAATCGGGATCCCGGTCGCCGTCGTCCGCCCAACCTTCTCGGGGCTGCGCTCCCACGCCTGTCGGACGAGCGCGCCGTCGATGCCGCAGTACTGGAGGAGGGTATTCGCCTTGGTCGATGCGGCGTAGAGATCCACCGTGACGCCTGTGTCGTGGAGCGCATCGAGCGCGGCGCGGATCTGCCGACGCGTCTCGCCGACCTGCCAGGCGAAGCGCTCCAGGGTCGACCAGTGATCGCAGCCGGCTTCGAGATCGAGCTGCCGACGGACGCGCGCGCCCTCGCGGTGGTGCCCGTGCTGCACGTAGCAGCGGAGGCTCCCGCCGTTGATGTCGCGGATCTCACAGTCGATCACCTTCAGGTTGTGCGGGCGGAGGAGCTCGCTGAAGCTCCGGAGCGAGTAGTAGACCAGGTGCTCGTGACAGAGGTTGTCGAAGGCGGTCTGGCGCACCATCGACCAGAGATCCTGGAACTGGACGACCCAGACGCCGTCGGGGTGGAGGAGGCTGTTCACGGCCGAGACGAACACATGCGGATCATCTGAGCCGTAGACCATCGCGATCGTGGTGATCACCTTCGCACGGCCGGCCAGATCGAGGCGCGGCGCCCGCAGGGTCGTCCATCCGAAGTAGTCGGGGATCAGCCATTCGCAGTGCGCGGCCAGCGCCGGCTGGAGGTTGTCCGCCGGCTCGAACGCCACCCGCGGGATCGTCCGCGTCGTCGCGTGATCGCGATAGCACGCCAGCAAGGTCCCGTCGTTCGCGCCCACATCGATCACCACATCCCGCGCCGGGTTGATCGTCACCTGCTGCAGCGCCTGGGTCACCACGTCGGCGAGCTCCGCCTGCATGACCTCGTTCACGCCCGAGCGGTACCAGTACTGCCGGCGGTAGAGGACGTCGGGCTCGACCGTGTGCCGGAGCTGCACCAGTCCGCAGAGGCGGCACAGGGCGAAGTCGATCGGGACCGCGTCGGTCGGCGGATCCCCCGGGGCGGGGAAGGTCGAGAGCGCGAGCCGGCCGAGCGCGAGCAGCGTGTCGAGCGGGCCGCCGCAGGCGCGGCAGTCGCGCGGTTGATAGATCATGGGCGCTTCACCAAGCAGAGCGACGCGAATGAATAATCGTAGACGTGGGCGCCGTGGTAGTCCCAGTCGCACTCCCCGAGCGACTGGAACTGCTGGCGATTGAGCGTTGCACGGGTGTATTGCCACCAGAGCCGGTTGAAGATCCGCTTCCGCATCCAGTGGAAGTGATACGTGTCGGTCGGCCAGTCGCCAGGGGCGGGACCATCGCCGTCGCAGCAGTCCATCGTGAGGAAGAGCAGCCCGCGCGGTGCGACTAGACAGCTCAGGTGGTAAAGGAACCGATCGAGATCGCTGACGTGCTCCAGGACCGAGAGACAGAAGACACAGTGCGCCAGCTCCGTCCCCGCGGTGACGAAGCGCTCCAGCGTGTACGGGAGGTGGTGCGGCCCCTCCGCCTCGGTGACGGTCGGATCAACGATCCGCGCGTTGACCAGCAGGTGAAACGGGCTGCCGGCGCCCCCCACATCGTAGACGAGGGCGCCGTAGAGGCCGACCTCGGTCTGCCAGCGGTAGTAGGCATCGAGCGCGAGGGCGTACTCCCAGCGCCGCAGCGGGTGCTGCTCCCGCGCGCCAGGAGCACCGGTGAAGTACTCGTCGACCTGTGCCAGCTCCTTCGGGAGGTGCGCGAAGTCGGTGTCGGCGAGCGTCTTGGTGAGGGGGAGCGTCACGCGAGGAGCCTTCGGTATAACTGCGCGTAGTTCGCGCCTAGCTTCGTCCAGGAGTCCTGCTGCGCGAGCGCCACCATCCCGGCATCGACCCGCCCGAGGATCGTGTTCGAGAGCCGCTGCTGGAACTCCTCGAAGGTCCGGCACCACCGCACGTACTTGTTGGCGATCGGGTCCGCAAAGAGCGCCCGGAACTGCCGGCAGGTCTCGAACGCGAAGACCGGTTTGCGCGCTGCAATCCCCTGGAGCACCGCGCCGCTCTGTCCCGAGTTCGCGCAGGTATAGCAGAAGGCGGTCGCGTCACAGCCGGCGAGCAGCTCAACGACCTGATCACGCGGCGTGAACTCCGGGATCACCCAGAGATCAGGGTGGCGACTCTGCCAGTCGACCACTTGTTCGGTCGTCGCGCCGGGGGCGATCAGCAGGAGTGCCCAGCCGACCTCGCGCGTGAGATCGCAGAGCCGCTCGTAGTTCTTCCACGGGAAGGCGAAGCCGACCGTCCCGAGCACGGGCTGCGCGTCCCACCCCTTGAAGCACCACCGTAGCGTTCGCCAGTACGGATCCGGCGGGTGGCTCCCGTGGAAGGTAAACTGCATCGGCGATCGCGGCGGCGGGACGCCCATCCGCCAGTAGATCGCGTTCGGCAGGCCCTCGCAGGGCTCATGCACGATGAAGGCGTCGGCGGCGTCGCACAACTCACGTGAGAGATCGTCGGGCGGGTGCTCCCCGAAGGTGTCGTGGAAGGTGATGACCACCTTGCGGTGCTTCGCCACCTGCCGGACCTTCTCCGGCGTCCAGCGCGAGTGGAGCGCGCGGTGATAGTTCAGGTGCAGGAGATCCCAGCCGTGCCGGTAGGGATCAGCGGCGGCGGGATCGAGCGCCTCCGGCGTCGGGTGGATCGCAATCCCATGATCCGCCGCCTCCACCGCCGCCTTCAAATAGGCGGAGTGCTCCGCGATCCCGCACGCGGTGTCCCACGTCGTCGCGAGCAGGACGTTCACACCTTCTCCTTCGCGTCGCTGTCACCGGCATCCTTGTTGATCGTCTGAATCAGCTCCGCCCGCCGATCGTTCATCGCCTGCAAGTGGAAGGCGAGATCCATGATCGTCACGAGGTCCTCGGGGCTGTACCCGGTCGGCCGCGGCACGCGCCACGCCCGCAACTCGTCCTCCCCATGCCAGATCGCCGCGTTCACCGCCGCCAGCTCCAGCACCCCATCGAACCACTTCCCGTTCAAGGTCCTTGAGCGGATCTGCGCCCGGAGCGAGGCCTGCTCGGATTCGAAGTGCGCGGTGTCTTTCCCACTCTCACGCGCGTAGAGGATCTTCAGCGCCAAGATCGACAGGCGGTCGGAGATCTCGCCGGCGCCGACGTTGAGGAGTTTCATGCGATCGCCTTCGCCGGCCGCCGCGCTAGGGCCGCCTCGATCGCGTCCCCGAGGTGCCGCGCGTCAAAGGTCGGTAGACCATCCCCGCCCCGGACCAGCGTCACCCGCGGCCCATCCTGTCCATACGGCCAGAAGATCGGATGATGGCGCGCCGCCGCCGGCTCGACGATCACGGCGGGCGTCCCCATCGCACACGCCAGGACGTGCAGCGCGGAGCAGCACCCCACGAACACGTGCGCCTCGGCGAGCCACGCCGCGGCGGCGATCCAGGTCACGATCACGGGCGAGGCCGTCTCCGCTGAGGACCACCGGGGCGACGTGCTCAGATTCACGATCGCGCGCGAGGGGGCGAACCGCACCCAGAGCAACTGGTACAGCCCGTACTTCAACTCGAACCACTCGTCGGTGAACCCGACCACGATTTCGGCCGGGTAGATCCGATAGGGGGCGCGAATCCACGGGCGATCCAGCCCGAGGTCGAGCGGGAGCGCCTCGTGCAGCACGCGGTACTCCGTGATCGCCGTCTGCCAGACTTCGATCGGCAGGGAGGGCGCCATCGGCCACTGGCGGTACCCGAGGTGGAAGACCTGATCGTAGTCGGCGCCGTCTACCACACTCGGCGGCTGCCACGGGGTGATCGGGGCGGTCTGCTGGACCTCCCAGCTCAGGAGCCGGATGACCCGCCCGAGGTAGGGCTGATGCCGGAGGAGCGCCCTGAAGCCGTCGGGGCCGTAGCGCTCGGAGAGGGCCAGATCCACCGGCTGATCGAACGCCTCGGCGATCAGCCGCACCGTCGGGAGCGCCCAGAGCGTATCGCCGAACTTCCCGGGGAAGGTTACTAGAATACGCACGCGATTGGCCTCATCGTGAATGGGCGAGGAACTGCTCCCGCGGCACGTTTACGCAACAGAGTACGGATCCGACCGCAGGCCCGACATTGACGCTGCCTTCCTGATCGCGTTGTCGACCAGAGCGTGTTCGCGTCGTCGAACGGATGACCGGATGGACAGTGTGTTTTCCGAGCATTGATCGCTGCAGGAGCGATCGGGCTTCGGAGGGTATTCACACGTTGTGTTGCAGGGTCACAGTGTTGTTCGTCTGGACGGATACAGTGTCGTACGCGGCAGACGTGATCGAGGGTGAACCCCTCCGGGATTGGCCCTTTTACGATCTCGTACGCGACGCGGTGAGCGAGCATCGTCTCCCCCTCCAACCAGAATTTCCCGTAGCCGGCTGGTGTCAATCCTGCAACCCAGAGCCAGCAACTAGGGGTAATCCGTACCTTCGACCAGAAGCGATCGGTGCAGAGGATCCTCATGGCTGATAGCTCCACGGCAGCAGCGCCGCCGAGCCTTCGATGACACACCGACGGGCGGCCTCGTCGGTGAGCAGATGCGCGGAGAAGGGGAGGCCGTCCTGGAGCGCCCGCGCGAGCCGATGGTTCCCGTCAATCAGGACGTAGTGGATGGCCCCGTCCCAGACCAGCGGGGCGGCGATCCCCGGGAGGCTCGGGTCAACAAAGGGGAGTTTCGCCGGCTCCCAGCTATTGCGCTGCGCAATGTTCTGCATCTCGGCTGGCTCGATCGGGACCGTGGTGCGGATCTGCCCCGCGGCGACACACTCCTGCGCGAGGGTGACGTCCCACCGGACGAAGCCGACATTCGGGACGTCGTACCGGAAGGCCTCATGCTTGACGTGGGTGATCTGCAGCGTCCAGTCGACGTCATCGAGGAAGCGATGGCAGGCCCCGCAGTAGCGTTGTGTCACATCGTTCCGGTTGTAGCTGACCCGCCCACAGAAGGGACACGTCAGCGAGGGGAGGATCTCGGGGCTCATCGGTCACTCCAATTCACAACCACGGCCTCAGTCTCGGGTCCGCCACACACCGCTCGATCAGCGCCGCCTCACTCCCCACCACCCGCAGCCCCGCCCCGGTGCGGGCGCGGGAGAGCGCCACATACAACATCCCAGGCGTCTTGAAGAAGGCATCACGGATGTTCACCTGCACCCGATCGAGACTCAGCCCCTGCGACTTGTGGACCGTCGACGCATACGCCACTCGGAGGGGCATATAGGCGATCCACCCGACGATCTCGAACTTCCCGTTTTCGGTGATGAGTTCGGTCTTCCCCTGGTCGCGCAGCTCGCGGCGCCGGGCGGCGTCACACGGGATGAGCACCTCCCGCCGGACATAATGTACCTCGACCTCCGCCCCGGTGCGCTGCAACTTCACGATCGCGGTCTGCTCATCCCCGTCCACCACCTCCCCGAGATCCCCGTTCACATACACAAACGGTTGCGGCGGCGGTCCTTCTCGCCGGAGGTTCGCGAGGATCATCACGAGCGCCCCGACCTTCAGGTGCAGGCGCAGCGGAATCCCCCAGGTCTGCGGCGGCTTGTCGGGGTTGCCCCACTCCGCCCGCTGCTTCCCCTCCCGGTGCGATTCGTAATAGAGGTCGGTCCCCTGCACCCGCGTGAGCCGGATCCAGTTATACCGATCGACCGTCGCGTTCTTCGCCATGAGCGTCGGGCCTTCGAAGGCGTCATCGGTGTCGGCGTGGATCCCGCCGTTCGCCCGGAGATACGTCAGCACCGCCGCGCCGTTCCCGAGGCGCGCCTGCCGGAGCGCCTCGATGAAGGCGGGGTCGGCCTGCCGTCGGATCTCGCTCAGGGTGATCGTCTGCTCCGCGAACCGGCCCCACTCCGGACTCTCCCACGCAAAGGCCCCGTTCACCGGCGGGAGCTGCGCGAAGTCCCCCACGAGCGTCAGGCCCATCGCCGGTGGCGCGGCCTCGTCTTCCTCGGTCCACGTCCCCAGGACATACCCGCGGCCGTTGACCTCCTCGATCCCCTTGACCAAATAGGTCAACTGGTCCCCGTCCAGCATGCTCACCTCATCGAGCACCAGCCGTTTTACTCCCGCCCGCCACAGCCGGCCCAGGCGCGCCGTCAGAAACCCGTTCGTATAGCTCTCCTGGAGACTCTTCGTATCGAAGTAGCCGAGGAGCGCATTGATCGTGGTGCCCCCGCAGTTGATCGCGGCGATCCCAGTCGTGGCGCAGAGCTCTAGTCCTCCTCGTCCCCCGTCTCGGGCCGCCCACTCCTTGACGGCGAAGGTCTTCCCCGATCCCGCGGCGCCGCAGAGGAAGCAGAAGTCGGGGACCGGATCGGGCCAGAGGCGGACGGGGTCGGCGACCCGCTCAGCGTCCGCGCCGCCTGCACGCCCTCCGTGAACGCCCGGAGCGCCGGGGAGGGCGGTGTCGAGGTCGGCGCCGTTGGGTCTCCCGTCCGCCGCAGCAGCCGGCGCCGGATGACCCGCCCCTGATACGCCCGCCACGCGAGCCGCATCACCGCCAGCGTGATCAGGGCCGCCAGAATCGCCAGCAGGAGTGCCACGCGTTCGTCTGTCAGCATGTCCGCCTCCTCCGTCTACTCCGTCCTGAATAGTACGTACGGGCTCGTGTGTGAGTCTGAGATCGGACGCGACCGGGAGCGGCACCTGTGGGATCAGGACTCACACCCGCAGCGGGAGCACGTCCCGGAACGCCTCATAGCCGATCTGGTGCGCCTGCTCCCAGAACCCGAAATCGCCGCCGGGGGTCTGCGCCTTGGCCCACGCCTGATAGCCCGGATCGCCGACCGCCGTCTGCCCGCCGTAGTGCCGGCACCGGACTGGGAGATACCACGCCTCCCAGCCGGCCCGCGCGACGAGACAGCCGAGCGCGCCGTCGTAGAAGTGGTGCACGAAGCCGAGATTCTGTAGGGCGCTCCAGGGCCGTAGGGTGTCAGACGCCACCTGCCGAATCGTGTTGAACGGTGAGCCGTACGCGTGCCCCAGCCAGAACTCACGCCGCCCGATCTGGCTGAACCCATCCAGACACACCACCCGCTCCGCCAGCAGGCTCCGCAGCCCATGCGTCTCGGCGTCGACGAGGTTGCTCCGGAAGCCCACCCGGGCGAGCTGCATGGGGGTATACGGCGTGACATACAGATCCACGGCGCCCAGGCCGATCGCCCCGCCAAAGCCCGCCAGGCCCATCTGCGGCACCCGCTGGAAATAGGTCTGAACTTTCTCGTCCCACCCGTGCTCCTGGATCTCCAGGTCGTCGTGGAAGCAGGCGATTACGTCGTAGGGCTCGGGCTCGCGGGCGCTGGCCGCCAGCGCAGCGTCGACGCCTTTGCGGAACGCCGGCACCGATCCCTGGTAATCCTCGGCGTAGAGCCAGAGAGTCGGCTGCGTGCCGATCTCGACGCGCTCGGGCCGGGTACAGCCGTTCACGACGATGAACAGCCGGAGCGGCTGGCTGGCGCGCTCGACCCAACTCGTGAGGCAGCGGCGCGCCCGCTCCACATTGGTCGTTGCCGTGACGATTGCGAGCATTAGCGCTCCTGATCTCGGCTGGGCACCGGCACCGCCTCCAGCATCTTCACGGGGCTCGGCCCGGCTTCCTCCGCGGTCCGGACCCGGATGAACTCCGCATTCGGCTGCCCGCGGGTCGCCAGAAAGCTCGCGAACGCGCCGACGTGCACGAAGAGCTGATTCGCCGGCAGGTTCGGGTCGAGCGCCGCCTGAATCTTCTGTACGCGGAAGTAAATCGGCCCCCGCACATTCAGGATGATCTCGTCGCCTTCCTGCAGTGGCCGGCCGCGGGCGTCGAGGGTGGTCTGGTCCAACTCCATCGGAAACTCCTGACTCGCCGGATTCAATCGGGCGGCGCGGCCCATCAGCTTCGACTCGGGTTGTTTCCCGGCCCCGTCACGCTCACGTGATCGACGAGCTGGTACTCACTGCGGGTCAACTCCGGGTACTGGTCAATCGTCGCGATCAGGAAATCCCGGATCGTGCGGAGGTGGTGTCCGTGGAAATGGACGACGTACTGGCCGCACACGGGGCAATCGATCGCAATGTCGACGACGACGAGGCGACCGCCCGCCCCGGGATACTCGATCATCACCGAGCGGCAATCCACGCGCGCTTGGTGCTTCTCAGGTTCGCTCATAACCCCGCCTGAATCCAGCTCCGCCACCGCGGCCAGAGCGCGTCCCAACTCAGATGCGCCACCGCGCCACGGCAATAGGCCGCCGCAGTCGCCGCCCCCACCTGCTGCACCCACTGCAGCACCCGCTCGATCGCATTCGCGACGTCCTCGGGCCGGAACACCGGCCGCTGCAGCGCGTAGATTCCCTCCAGTCGCACCTCGCGCACGGGAAAGCGCCACTCGATCTTCGGGACGAGTTCCTGGCCGCCCCCGAACTCTCCATGGACGACTGGGGTGCCACTCGCCAGACTCTCGACGATCGGGTAGCCGAACCCTTCGCCGAGCCCAGGGGCGACCGTCACGGCGCAGCGCTGATAGAGGAGTGCGAGCTCGCGATCCGTATACGTCTTCGTACTCACCGTCACCCGCCGCCCCAGCCCGCAATCCTCGACGAGCTGCACGATGCTCCAAGCCTTCACCAGGACGTCGGTGTGCAGCCAGCCGTAGACCGGATAGCCCCGAGCCTTCAACTCCGCGAGCGCCCCGAAGAACAGACTCAGATCCTTCCGCGGCTGGTTCGTGGCGACGCAGCCGATCACCAGATCGCCCTGCTTCACCTGCGGGCCGAGCTGCGCGGTGACCCACGCCTCTTCCTCGCCGCCGGCGATTGGGCGGTAGCTCTCCAGGTCGAGCCCGTGCGGGAGATAGCTCACCGCGTCGTCCCGCCGGGTCTTTACAATCGTGCTGGCCCACCGCCCGTACGCTACGACGCGATCCACTATCGCAATCGCCTCCCCGGCCGGCCCGCCGATCGACCCGACCCGGTTGGGCGCATCGATCGCCGGGTAGCTCCAGATCCGCACCGGGAGCGTCGTCCGCTGGTACGCCGCGAGCCGCGCCGGATCCCAGATCAGCCAGAGCACTCCAGGCTGCCGCTGGAACGTGTCCGTCCAGCACGCCTCCACGTACGCCGCTCCCCAATCGTCGTTCCGCTCCATCTCGCCCATCGGGAGGTGTGGCCATGCTCGCCACCCGGGGAGGGGTGGCCCGCCGACCGACGCGAGCTCGATGGGCAGATCGCTCTCGTGCATCCGCTGCCCGAGATCCCGGAGGATCCGCCCGAGTCCGGTCGCTTCCTGCGGGCCATCGCCGACGAGGAGGAGCGGGGTCCGGATCACGGCTGTCCGAGGGGCAGCACGGGCTGATCCGCGCCCTCAGCGGCCCGCTGCGCGTCGTACTCCTCCGGCGGCGGCCCTTCGACCGGGGCCGTATCGACCACCGCCTCCAACCGATCGAGCCGATCGCGCAGCGCGCGGAGATCACCCGCGATCCCCTGCAGCTCTTCGCGCGTCGCGGTCCGGAGCGTCCGCACCGCTTCGCGCGTCTCGCGGAGACTCCGCATCACCGTCTCCGCTTTCGGGCCGCCGGCCGACGGCGGGGTCGGGGTGACGACCCGGCGCGCCTTCTTCACGGCTTTTCGCCGGGGTGTCCAACGACTCACCGCTTTCCGTGTCGTCATGAGGGTTGTGGTGCCTCCTCGCCGCTGAGCGGCGCTAATGCCGGCTGGACCCCCGCCGGCCGGGCCTGCTGCACCGAGGGTGACGCCTTCTTCCCCGCCGCTGCGGCGAGAGGCGGCTGCGGCTTCTTCCCCGCCCCACTCGCGACCGGCTTGGTCGCGGGGGGCTGCCGCTTGCGCACCAGCGCCGTCGCAATGTCGAGCACCACGTTGGCGCCTTCAAGGGGTGCGGTTTCAAAGTACCGTAGGACGGCGGCGGCTCCGAGATCCCGTTTCCGAGGCATGACTGACGACTCACTTTCTGATCAGGCGTGGGGTGTAGTTACGGTCTGATGTTGTCGAGATTCGCGAAGCACCGCAGGAGCGCGCCGCACTGGCAGGTAATCTGGGTCGTCACGTTCCCGCTCGCATCCTTCCCGCCGTTGGGGACGTCTTCCTGATAGTACGCGTTGTCGCAGCCCTTCCGTCCTTCGACCTCGCGGACCTGCCCGGCGGGGTCGAGCACGCGGATGTTGCGATCCTTGCTGCATTTCCAGGAGTAGCGGATGTCGGCGCCAAACTCCTTGCCGGCCTGCTGCTTCATCAGCTCGATGTAGGCTTTGTTGCTCGGGGGCTTCTGTTTGAACCCGAGGGCGCGGAGGATGTAGTCCATGTCGCTGGCGATGACGCCGCCCTTCCCCCGGTTGCGCTCCTCGTTGGAGACGCGGGTTTCGAAGGGCTCATTGTTGTAGCGTCCGCCCACCGACTGCACGATCTGCAGCGGGTGGTCGCGATCGAAGATGGCCCGCACGCGCTGGGGTGGCACCTTGCTCGGGGTGTCATAGACGTCCCAGATCGTGTTCAGGTCCGTCGGTAGCTTGAACCGGAAGGGTCCGGGCTGCGGCGGTTCGCGGAAGGTCCCGAATTCCGGCAGGTCGGAGAGGTCCTGCCCGGCGGTGGGCAATGGTTCATCCTTGAGTCCGAGCTCTTGTAAACTTTTTCCCATACAACGACTCCTTCTAAAACGACTTTACGAACTGGACGACTACGTTTAAGTCCCAGGCAGCCGCGCCGGAGGTCGCATCCCCGGCGGCGGGGGCGCGGTGGTCCCGCGGGGTGCGCCCATCACCGGCGGGCCAGCCGTTGGCGCAGGGCCGGCGGTCTGCAGCGACGGTGGCGACGGCGCTACGGTCTGTACCGGAGGCGTCGGTGCCGCAGGTGGGGTCGGGGGCGGAGTCGCGACGGTCGTCACGGGCACCCCTGCGCCTCCATTGGCCCGCCGTCGCGGACGCGGGGTGGGGGCGACCGGCGGAGCCGCCGCGGCCGGGGCCGACGCGGGCGGTGCCGGAGCCGTCGGTGCCGGGGTAGGGATCGTCGACTCCGCCGGAGTCTGAGGCGGCGCCGGGATCGGCGCAGGCGCGGTCTGGACCGCCGGCAGCGCCGCCAGTGGTCGCGGCCCCATCACCGGAATCCCCGCCCCGGCCGCCGCCATCGGCACCGCGGCCGGCTGCTGAATCGTGAAGGTCTCGCCGTACTCCATGTACTCACTCGGGATCCCGGGGGCGTTCGGGAGCTCCTCGCGAAGCTTGCGTCGCAGATCTTCATCGAGCTGCTTGAACACGTACCCGAGATTGACCTGGGTGAAGGGTTGATGGGTCTCGATCGGCGGATCGAGCAGCTTGTCGGGCAGGCCCATCGAGGACGCCGACGTCTTCAACAGATGTCGGCGGTTCTGCGCATCGGTGAACGGCCGCAAGTAGATCGCGAAGTGCTTCCGGTTGGTGTCGTCGGTCTCCTGCCCCGTCTCGAACACATTGCCGAACCATGCGCTCGCCTCATCGGTCGCCGCCCGTCCCGGCAGCTTGGCGCCGACGATCGCGAGGCCGCCTTCATCGGAGGCCTCCATGGTCAGCGCGGTGAAGACGGGGCCTTCCACCAAGTAGGGGATCGACAGCGAATTCATCACGAAGCGCTGCGCGCGGGTCTGACTGAAGCCCACGTCGGCCCGATTGTTCCCGCCGAACTTCAGGCCGCCGCTCGACACCACCCCGCCAAAGGCTGCCTTCTCCCCGCCGATCTGTCCGGCACCGCGCTGCAGGTCCATGTGATCCATGACGCTATCGGCCATGCTGGTCAGGCCGTCGAAGCCGACCCCGCCCACCATCTCGAAGCCGTTCGTGCGCGTGGCGATCTCCAGCACCTGGAGATCCGGCTGTCCGACGAATTGGTTACACGGCGGACAGAACATCGGCACGACCAGACTCCGGCTCGGGACGGTCGCGAGCAGGTGCTGCTGCGGACAGCGCACCTCGTACTTCGTCGTCACCGGCGGCACGAGCTCCACCGCCGGAGACGTCTCCCCGGTCTCAGCGTTGATCCGCCGGGGCCAATGCCCACGGCTCGCGAGGTACAGCGTTTCCAGCGCGAGCCCCTCCCCGCTGCGCGTGCGCGCCCGCCAGAAGCGAATCAGCCCCTGCCGCATCCGCTGCTGCACGTCGGTCGGGATCGCCCCGCCGTCCCAGGAGTAGAGCAGCAGGATCTTCCCGAAGGTCTCCCAGAGGTACTCCGCAAAGGTTTTGAACAGCGAGGTCTTGCCGCTGCCCGGGATCCCCATGACGAGCGTCGCGGTGAAGAGGCGGCGCACCGGGGCGGGCGTCGCGGCGGTCGGGTCAGTCATAACGTCTCCTGCAATTGTCGGATGAGGGCAGTCACTTCGTCGGGGGAACACCATTCGCCGAGGCCGATCTCCTCCGGATCCTGCGCCAGCACCTGATCGCGAAAGAGCTCCAACGCGGCGATGATCGTGCGCGTCGGCTTCCCTTCTGGCGGCAGATCGCCGACGGCGCTCGGCAGTGGCGCTGGACTCGTCGCCCGCCGCTGCTGGCGCTGCGCCCCGGCGATCCAGCCCGCGAGGTACGCCTCGTAGAGAAGGGGACTCAGCTTGCGGATCCCCGCGGGATTGAGATCCTCGGCACACCGTGCGCTGAGCCAGACCTCGAATGGGACTCGTGTCATGTGGACAGGCACGGGCTCCACGTCAGGCTCCGCCATCCGCTGAGCCGGCGGCGCGACACCGACGTGATAGCCCGGCTTCCCACTCCCGCAGTGCACGCAGCCGTCTTCGAGCCGGCCGACATTCTCGACGCGGCACGCCGGGCACTTCCACGGCGGCTGGGCCTGCGCCTCCGGCCCGGTGTAATGGCCGGCGGTGCTCAGATCAATCGTCCCCTGCGCCGTGTCCCAAGTCTCGGAACCCTCGGCGGTCTCGCGGACGAGGGGCGGAGGCGTGAAGCGATCCGGCATCACTCCTCCTCCACTAGCTCCGCCTCACTCGGGAGCAGCCCGCGCCCGATGGCCTGCTGTCCCTCCGGCGCGTGGTGCGGCAGCCGCGGGACGTAGTGGCCGCTGCCGATCGGATCCTGCCAGCCTTCGTGCCGGTGACAGATCCCGTAGAACTCGCACTGCGCCTCTTTGCCAAACGGCCGGCAGTTCCAACTCCGGGGCACGAGCTGATCGAGCGTCGCCTGAAATTCCGCAGTCGCCCACGGGGTTGACTGCTGGAGCTCGTACAGATCCCAGAGCGTCCGCTGCCACGCCTGCTCCTCTCCGATGATCGAATTGCGGAGGCTCTGGATCTGCACATCCTGCCGATCCATCGGGCCGAGCATGAAGCAGACCTTGTCCAGCACGCTCGCCGGCAGGAGGCGGACCCAGAGTTCCTCGGGGGTGAGCTGCGGATCCTGCGACGCGTAGGCCCGCCACGACGGCCAGTCACTCGTCGCGAGCTCCCACACGCCGGTGCGCCGATGCGTGCGAGGCGCGCGCCTCACTTCGCCCTGGTCGTCGATCCATTCATACGCGGGCAACCAGTCGTCCGCCGCGAGGGGCGGATTGCCGGGACGACGATAGCCGTAGCAGAGGCTCGTCGTCTGCTTGCGCCGCCCGTCCGGCTCAGTCTTGTCCCGCCGCCGTGCGCCTTTGTTCAGTCCGAGGATGTAGAGCTCGGTGACCTCCGCGCCGAGATCGAGCGGCACATCGATCGTGCCGAGCCCGAGCTGCGGATCGCCTTCCCACTGCTCCGCCCAGGCGTCACTGTCCCAGCCGGTCGTCTTCGCTTCGAGGTACGCGCAGGTGGTCCCGCCGCGGCGCATCCCGAGGAGATCGTTCTTCAGCATGAGCCCGATGCCCGCGCAGCCTCGCGCCTCGTGCGCCGCGTGATCGAGCGGGCCGGCGCCGCAGGTGCAGGCGAGCATCGAGACCCGTTCCTGCTCCACGAGGAGCAGCCGGAAGTGCTCGTGCAGCCAGGGAATGAGCTTCAGGCGAGTCGCCCAGAGCAGCCCCGAGATCAGCACCGACTGCTCGGTGATGGTCTCATCGGTGTGCGGACCGCCGAGGATCCCGCGAAACCCGCGCGCCTCGACGCGGGCAAGATATTGCCCGCGCACGTCCGCAATGATCGCGCGGGTCTCCTCCAAGGTGGGCTGGCGATCGGCGAGCTGCAGGATCCTGCAGAGCGCTTCGAGTCCGCGGTGGTAGTAGATCCCGGTGGCAAGCGGGAGACTGTCACTCCGGTGGGTGATCCCATACCCGGTCGGCCCCCAGTGGTACCCGAGATAGCGGGCCATCTTGCAGCGGCCCGTGCCGAGCCGGTACCGGGAGCGATCCGTGTACCACATCAGACTCGCGCTGGCGTCGGGGGCCGCCATTCGGATCCCTCCTCACCGGCGTGCCGTCGTGAAATAGCGACGGGCCGCCGGGTCCTGCTGCCGATTCTCCAGCCATGCTTTCGCGGCCCGCCCGCAGAATCGCGGGTGGCCGGGCGCGTCCAGTTGCACGATCCCGGGGTGGCTGTGCGCGCGCCGATACTGGTCAATCTGCCAGCGGCTATAGCCGGTCAGCGCCATCAGATCGTGCAACGTCAGCACGTACGGGATCGGATCTCCGACGTGGTAGCGCTGGTCGTCCGTCATGCGGTCACCTTGCGCCGCCGCGGGCGTTTCGGGGTCCGGTTCTCCAGGTAGCGGCGAATTTTGTGCAGGGTACGGTCCCACGTCTGGCGCTGAGGCTTGTTGATGACGCGGTAGAGCACGCTCGCGCCAATGCCGATCTGCCCCGCGAGTTCGCTGTAGGACAGATCCTCGTCGAGCCGGATCCGGTTCAGCTCCGTCAGCAGTTCATTCATACATGGTGCTGCTGCTCTTGCTACCAAGGACAATGTAGTCACTAGTTGACTTGTTGTCAAGTCCATGTGTTACACTACTTGCACTAGCGGCAATAACAGGTATGCGCATATCCTCTGTGGTCGTGGGGCAATTTCGTGAACTACTCGAAAAGGCCGAGCAGCTCTTTCCCAACAAACAGAGCTTTGCGGCGGCGATCGGGATCACCCCGTCCCGCTACAGCCACATCCGGAAAGGCCACTATTCCCTCAACATCATCAACTGCCTGCGGCTTGCCAAAGCGGCAAGTCTGTCGCCGTCACTGGTCCTGCGTCAAGCGGGCAAAGGGGAACTCGCCGCCTTGATCGAACAGTTGTACGGCGAGGGTGTGAAGCCCGTCGCCGCGGCCCCCCTGTCAGTGGAAGACCAGCACCTTCTTGAGGGGTGGAACGACCTCACGCCCGTCCATCGTGAAGCCGTGTTGGTAGTGATCGATCTGCTGAGGAGAGATCAAGATGCGCGCAAACGGCCACGCCGCGCGTCGTAAGGGCAGCACCCTCTACGCGCTCAGCCCCTCCCTGCCGGCGAAGTCGGACCGGGTCGTGCTCCGACAAGACGCGACGTGGTGGCGAGTCCGACAGGACCAGCGGCGTCGTTCACCGGACGCCCTGCCCGCCTTGCCGGGATCCCTCGGCACCACCCTCGCGCGCCTCCAAGCGGCGGCCGCCGCTTATCCGCCCGGCCATCCGACGCGTCGGCGACTGCTCGACACCATCTACACCTTGCGCCGCGCCGCTGAGACCACCCACGCCAAAGGAGAGTCCCGTATGACGAACGCCACCACGAATCGCCGAGCGTTTCTGAAAGGCAGTCTCCTCATGCCGGCGGCGATGCTGCTGCAACCGCCGCATCCGCCGGGACACCAGAAAGATGAAGTGCTCGATGAAGTGGCCCGTGAAATCGGGCGAACATTTACGGCGATCCGCCGAGGGGTCAATCCCCGTGACCCGGAGCACCTGCGACACCTCGCCGGGCAACTCCGCATTGCGGCCGCGGGTGTAGCGAAGTACGATGCGGCGGCCAAAACAACCATGCGGCGAGCCGCGCCGACGGCAGACTTTGATCTCTCGACGATGAAAGACCACCTGTCGGAGTACATCGACGCAGCGGATCTCGCCGGCCTGGAGTTCCCGGTGGTGTCGGCGGCGCAGATCACCGCGATGCAGAATCGCATTCGGGTCCAGGGTCTTAGCCCAGTATTTCGTGAAGGGGCGAGGATGCTGGATATCGTCGCGGCCCGAACGGCGACGGTGAACAACCCACAACCACAGCTCGTGTCTCGGGTGCGGCCCATTCAACTGGGTGACTGTCAAATGCTGAAAGACATGGTGGTCTGGTACGACATCATGGCGGCGTCGATCTGTGCTGCCAGCATATTTGCGCCATGGCTTGCTGAAGCCTGTGCCGTGGCGACCGCCGCGTGGGCGGGGACTTACGCCTACTTTTGGTGGAAAGGCTGCTGAGGCTATGAAACTCGTGGCGATCTTGCTGATTCTTGGCAATGTGGTGCTGGGGATGCTCGCACCTGTTCCGTTGTGGATGAAAGCAGGACTGGTGGTGATTTCCCTAGCAGCCATTGTCTCTGTGTGGAAGGAGATGAATCTCGCGCAGCGAGCCCCGTGGCTGCTGTGGGTCGTCGTTGTTGTTCAAGTCTATGCCGCCACGTGGACGGCGGGACAAGACTTCGCGGTGTGGAAGAAGGTATGGGTCGTCGTGGCGACCACGGTGTTCGCGCTGGCGATGATTCTGAGAGAGGTGAAAAGGCAGCGGCAACCATGAGACGGCGCGGGGGCTGGCGTCGGCGCGGGGGGATCCTCGAAGCCTACGTGCGGCTCTATCGCGGACCCGGCGGGCTGCGGACGAAGCACTTTGCGCTGACGACGCCGCCCGCCGAGATTCAGCACTGGATTGGCGACACGGATCTCGCTTATAGCCGCCAGCATCCCACGTGCACGCCGGGCGCGCTCTCCGCGGACGCGGACACGTACGTGAAGCTCCTGGTCAATCGACCAGCCCTCCAGCGCGAACGCGCCCGGCAGCTCGCGTGGTGGTGCGAACACTTCGGGACCCGGTCGCGCCCGTCGCTTGAGGCGGTGGAACTGGAAACGGCGCTGAACGAATTGATCGCGGCGGGCGCCGCTCCCTCCACCGTGAAGAAGTACCGGACGGCGCTCTATCACCTGTTCACGAAGTTGGACGGGAAGAACGCGCCGAATCCGCTGCGCGACGTGGCCCCACCGAAAGAGCCGGACCCTGAGCCGCGCTGGATCCCGTATCCGATCATCGACGCGATTCTGGAGGCGATGCCCGATCGTGGGCAGGGCCTGCGGCATCAGCCCCGGCCCACAGTCTCCAAGACGAAGGCGCGGCTGCGGGTGATCGCCTATACCGGCATCCCGCATGCGCAAGTGATGCAGATCCGCGAGGGTGATCTGAATTGGGCGGAGCCGAGTGTCCTGGTGCGGGCGCGCAAGAAGGGCGGCGGGACGCGCGCTCGCCGCTTGCCGCTCACGCCGGACGGGGTCGCCGCTTTTCAGGCGTTCGCGGCGGCCGACGCGTGGGGCGCCTTCTCCCCGTCGAGTGCGCGACAGTCCTGGATCCGCGGCATCGATCGGCTGTGTACCGGATTGGAAACGCGCGACGAGACACGCGAGTTGGGCACCCAGCTCCGCGAACAGCTCCGAGGCGTGCGTCCCTACGATCTGCGCCATAGCTATCTTACGGAAGCGCAACTCGCGAGCGGGAACATTCATGCGACCCAAGGGCTGGCGATGCATGCCGATGCCCGCATGACGCACCGGTACACGCTGGCCGCGGTCGCGCCCGAACTGAAGGCGGCCGCAGAGCTGTTGGCGGCCCGCTTCGCGACCACGATCCTTCAGCCAACCAATCAGCCAACCAACCGCCTCGAAGGATCTGCGAAAACCCTCAGAAACCTAGGAAATCGAAAAGTGCTCCGGATGCCCGACTTGCGGCGAAGACAAGAGCAAAAGGTGTGAATTCCACGAAGAAAACGGGGCGCGCCCGACAGGATTCGAACCTGTGGCCTTCGGCTCCGGAGGGCGGGGGCTCGATCGCTAAGCCACACATTCCAGGAGAGTTGGCCCATTCAGCCAACGCGCGCAGCCAACCAAACTGCGGCGAGTTGATCAGCGAGGCGTTCGGTTTCGGCGCGCACGTACGCGAGATCGCGATACACCTCGACCAGCCAATCATTCGCTGCGAGGGCTGTCGCGTGGTCGTAGCGCTCGTCTTGAGACCGTGATCTGATAGACCGCAACAGCGCGTCCATGCCGGGCGAAAAGTCGCGGTAGTGTCCGCAGTCAAACCCGAACCACCAGACGTTGTCGGGCTCACCCGGTTTTGGGACGTGGCAGATACGGTCGCGACACGCGCTCGCGTAGGTCAGCCCGCCGTGCACGTTGAGGTCTAGGTCGTCATATCCCTTGCCGTGCAGGGGATGCTGGGGCGGCACGGCCGCATAGCCGCACCAAGTGCCGGTAGCATTCCGCAGCAATAGACACGGCAGGCCGGCGTGCTCGAAGTCCACACGATCCGGTTCGGTCTGCCACGGCCCTTCGCCCCACGTCGATTTGTCGATCACGTAGGATGTTGGTTCAGCCATTAGCCTTCGTTTCCTTTTCAGCCACGAGGATCCGCTCCGCGATCGTCGACGGCCCTTCCTGTCCGACGGCCTCGAAGAAGATCTGCATCGCCTGGCGCAGCGCCAGCGCCTCGGCGACGTCGCTGCATTCGAGGACCCAGCTCACATTCACCCAGGATCGGTGCTGCCCGCTGGTGGTGCCATCGGCCGGGCGGCGAAAGATACTCGGCTGCAACCGGATGCGGATCGGCAGGCCGGGACGCTCGGCGGCTGCCTCGTAGATCGGTTCGTCCAGGTGGTCCACGTCGGCGCTATACGTGACATTCATCATGCACTTACATTACCGCACGCGCTAGGGGTTGTCAATATTGTCAGCATCGCACGATGGAATGGTGTGGGACGTCCAGGTGGGGAAAGCGGCTTGACTGAAGCGTAGCAGGGGGAGTAAAACGAGACCGGCAATCCGGGCGGGTTTCGGCTGGCCTGATCTCCAGTCGTCCCGCCCGGACCGTTTCGACGATGAACGCGGGGAACTCGCTGGTGGCCCTAGAAAGTCAGCCAGTGAGCCCCATCACCCCCCGACACGACAGAAGGAGGGGTCACATGGAGGTGCGACGTGATTGACAGTGCCACAACCGTTCGGAGCTGTCAAGCCCCCTTCGCGGACCCGCTGCCAAATATTCTGCCCCATGGGGGGATCAGTCTCCTCGCCGGTGCCCCGAGTGTGGGGAAAACAGCCCTGGTCGCCGGCTTCCTGCGCGACTTCCGCGATCAGCGCCCCATCTTCGGGCACCAGCCGAGCCCGGTCGCCGCGATCGGGTATGTCGGGACGGACCGGGGGTGGGATAAAGGCGCCGGCATCTGGTTCGAGCGGGTCGGGTACGACGACGTCCCCCGCTACTCGATGGCGGATGACGTGAGCTTCAACCCGAAGCGCCTCCGGAAACGCTTCGAGCGGACTGACATCCTCGCCAGCTTCATCGACAGCCTCCAACTCCCGCCGCACAGCTTGATTGTCGTCGATCCGATTGCCCTCTTCCTCGGCGGGAACCTCCTCGACTACGATAGTTGCGCGGTCGCCTGTCACGAAATCCGCGCCTACCTCCGCGAACGCAAGTACACGATGTTCGCCACCGCACACTCCAGCAAGATCAAAGGGGACAAGCGGGAGCGCTACATGCGCATGCAGGACCAGATCCTCGGCTCGACCGCCATCTTCGGGTTCACTGACACCCAGATGTACCTCGCCAGTCCCCAGGAGACCGGGAAACCGTACTACGTGTTCCTCTGGCACCCCCATACCGCCAAGCCGGAGACCTTCTGCCTCGAACAAGACGAAGTCGGCCTCTTCCAGCTCTATTCCGGCGCGAACACCGCGAACCAGAATCGGGTCTATGCCCTCCTCCCTGAAAATGGGGACGTCCGCGAGTTCGGCGAGATCGTCGAGCTCGCCCAACAGTACCCCCTCTCACGCCGGACCGTGAAGAATGTGCTCGATCAGCTCTGCGATATAGGGCGGGTCGAACGTGCTGGGCATGGCTTGTACCGTCGGGTGACGCTGAACTGATCGGAGCCCCCCTCTATGGCGCACATGTTTCCGTGCACTCTGGTATGTATGTACTAAGAGTACAAAGAGTTATGAAGTGCACGTGCTCTGTTTGCGCTTTACACTCTGCACTTTGAAAGTGCAGAGTGTAGACTCTGATCTGGAGAGTGCAGACCGAGTTCTCTGAGTAGAATCAGAGAGTTACCATAGAAAGTGCACGCATACGCGCGCGCGAGCAGGTGGGGGGAGAGGATCTCTTCCTATATAGATTTTCGCTTTTTATTCGGATGAGTCGGTAGATGGTGGAGGCTCGCCCTGGTGTGCCGCCTGCCACGCCTTCGTGCGCTCCCAGCCATGAATCGGGCAGGCCGGCGCCCAGGCGCCATAGCTGTCGGGGCAGGTGCAGTCCGCGCAGATCGCGACGTTGACCGCGTCGTCGCCCTGCCGCACCTGCTCGGCGAGGATCCCCCCGGCGTACTGGCGGAGCGCCAGGAGCTGGCGGTAGGTCGGCTTCTGGTCGGTGGGCTGCTTACTGGGGGCGCGCCGGGCGACCGGGTAGAGGATCAGCCCGACCGCCCAGATCCGCCGGCATAACGGGCAGCACACCCGACTGGTGAGCGGATTGTAGACGTGGCGGCGCGGGGCGCTCGGGCGCTTGCGCTGCGCCTCCTGCCGGCGCACCTTGGCCGGATGATCGAAGTAGGCGTGGATCAGGTGCCCGCAGGCCGGGCACTCACAGACGAACCGATCGACCCGCGCGAAGAACCGGACGCCGTCGGGGGCGTGATCCGGACGGGGCATGGGCGACCTCCAGGAGTACGGAGTTGTTTAGCGCCGGCCGCGAATGAGGTACGCCGCCGCGCCGTTGCGCTCCGGCCCATCGAGCAGCACCCGCCCGCCGGCCGGCATCCCGTGATGCTGATGCACGATCGCGCCCGTGAGCGGGTGGAGCACGTCCAGGTCGCAGGCGTCCGGGGTCGTCAGCACCACGAACTGGCGCACCCCGAGCAGCAGGCTCAGAAAGGCATTGCCGCGGCAGACGCCGTAACAGCGCGTGACGCCGTGGTCGGCGCCGTCCGGCCAGATCGCATCGGCGACCACCGGCTGCCGACCGACCGGTGTCGCGCCGTGCTGGGTGGTGTGCTCCGGCCAGTTGGGCAGATCCGGCGGCAGGATCGCATCGAGCCCGCGCAGCACGTCCATGACGCGCTGGATCCCGGGGACCTCCCAGAGATTCGCCGGGCGATCGTGGTTCGGGTCGACCTGCCCCGCCACGCCCGCGCCGTTGTGCAGGACGAAGGCGCCCAGCCCACACCCGATCCCGACCGCGCGCAGCATGGTCAGAATCCAGGGATCGGTCGTTTCGGCAACCGAGCTCCGCGGCCCGATCGGCTCGTTGTGGCTGATCGGGTACGGCACGTCCCGCCAGTCCCAGGGCTGCCGCACCGCCCGCCAGCCGCCATCGCCCGGCGCGCGGTCGAGATGCACGGTCAGCAGGTTCGCGCCGCCCAGCGCCGCGCACCGCTTCGCCTCGTCGGCGCCGCCGCTGGGTGACGTGCAGGCGATGAGGCTCGCGGGCAGAGCCATGCGGAGCGCCTTGACGACACTGATCACGGTCGGCTCGGCGATCTGATTGCGCACCGCCTCGTTCGCCGCTTCCAGGTCGAGGACCTTCTCGGGCCGGCGACGCACGACGCTGGCGATCTTCGTCGCGACGTCGACCGCCGGGACCGAGGTCCCGCTGCCCAGGCAGGTGATCTCCACCCGCAGGCCGTACTCATCGTACGCGCAGTCGATCAGCTCGCCGAGGAGAGTCTCGTAGTCCGACCAGCGCGGATCGATCTCGTTGCCGCGCCAGCCGACTTCGCCGAGGATCCGGATGTAGTCCCAAGTATGCGCCTGCAGAAACGCGAGGTTGGCGCGCAGGCGGTCGCGCTCAACCTTCCAGCCGCGGAGTGCCCAGAAGAGCGTCGCGCCCAGCGGATAGAAGGATCCGTGGTCGTCGACCCAGCTCCGCCCCTCGGCGTGGACGACGCCGGCTCGTGCGCCGTCCCGATGCGAGGGCCGCGGGACCTCTGGACCGCTCGGGCTTGGGCCGCTACCGTGTTTTTGCCGCCATTCGTCCGACGCGCGGATACTCGCCAGGATCGTCGCCTTCGCCTGATCCGGAGATCGCCCCGAGTCGCGCAGCCCCTGGTAGGCATCGAGCAGCCACGCCGCGATCCCTTCCCAGTCCGGCCCGCCGTCGATCCAGAGTCCCTCGGGCCGGAGCAGCTCCTCCTGATAGACGCGCTGCAGCCAATCGCCCGCGTCGCGCCATTCGCCCCGGTTAAGCACCGGACGGCCCCTTCCGGCCGGCTGGTGGGCTGGCCCGACGGCGATCGGCGCGCGCATCGAGGTACTGGTGCCCCGCCGTCGCGAGCGCCGCTAAGCCCGCCTTATCGCGGAACCCGCCGCGGGCGTCGGCAGTCTGCGTCATGACGGACACGAGGAAATCGAAGGCTTCGTCGTCGAGCTGGCTGAAGCACTGTAGGACCGGCTGGCGGGCGGCTGACCGAGCCGCCTGTGCGGCGGCCCGGGCATCTTCAGACATGCCGGCAGAATAGCATGGCTGAGCCGACAGAGGCAGACTTTAGGGTAAGGCGCCTTCGAGGATGAGCTGAATCAGCAACACCCCCAGCGCGAGGGTCACATACACGAACACCGCGAAGGCCGCATCCTCTAGGCGCTTCATAGCCGTTTGTAGTCCGGGCGCCCGCCCTTCCGCTCGCGCCGCCGGCCGCGCGGTTTGCGGCACCGCGGGCAGAGATGCGGCTCGCAGCGGGGGCAGCTCGCGACGCCGCAGGAACAGTAGACCGGTGTCGTGGCGCAGCGGGGGCAGATCTCGGGCCTCATCGCGTCCGTGCCTTCCGCGCCGCCTGAATCTCCGCGTTCGCGACCGTGAGCGCTTCAGCCCGTACCTTCTGCTCCTGAATCTTCATGTTTGCCGTCTTGAGTGCCTCGCTCCGTACCTTCTGCTCCGCCTCCCACTCCGCCGCGGTCCACATCGCCCCTTCCGACCGCGCGAACGCCGCCGCTGCGGCCTCGACCGTGGACCAGTCCGCCGGGCCGGCGATGATGTCCGCGAACCCATAGACGTAGCCCGCGTCGCGCGGGGTCGCCGCCGTTCCCCGCCAGCCGGACGGCACCGTCGGACAGTCCAGCGCGAAGTACCGCCGCGCGCTCACCTTCACAAAGACAATCATTCCGCCTCCTCCGCTTTCTCCTTCTTCGCCAGCCAGCCCTTAACGTCGAACGACACCCCCTTCAACCACTCCGCATACGCCGCCTCCGCCGCCGCGATCGCCACCTTCAGCCGCTGGAATTCCGCGACCTCCGCATCTGAGAGCCGGCGCGTGATCTGATCGTCGAGCGAGTACTCCGCACTTTTCTTCCCATCGATCGTCAGCAGGAGTTCGCGTGTCCGGGGGTTCTGCCCACGGAGCGTCGCGTGCGTGTGCCGGCCCTCTTCCGTCTCCTCGCGCGTCCGGTTGTACCGCGGCCGATCCCTGATCGCCGGATCGAAGTCCAGGATCGTGATCTCCACCGGCGTCATCCGCGCTTGCCGACGGACCGCCTTCTTCAGCTTCTCGATCAGCTCGTCCTTCGTCTTGCCCGTGTACTCCACCTCATCGACCTCCGCGGAGAACACCCCCAGGGCGTCGACCTCGATCTCGATGCGCGGCCCGTCGCGCCCCCCGATCCTCTCCGTTCCGAGCTTCATGCTGCCTCCTGTAGCGGGACGGCCACCCGCCCCGCCCGTGTCGCCGCCCGCTGTCGCCGCCGCTCCGTCCGCGCCGTCGGCAGAGCCACCCGCCGCCAATGATCCTCCCGCCGCCACCGATCCTGCAGCGCCGTCAACCGCCGGTAGTGCTCCACCCGCGGCAGCTTGGCGACGAGCAGCGCCTCGAAGTCCAGCCGCAACGCCGGCGAGAGCTTCGCGTGCTTCAACCAAAACCACACGTCACCCTCCGGCGCCGTCGCCTTGTAGTGCGCGTACAGTTCGGTCTTGGTCATCGTCGACGTGTCGACCGGCGCCGCCGCCTCAGGCGCCGCCTTCCGCTTGCTCGCATTCCAGGTATGCCCACACTGGGGACAGCACGCCATGACCCGCACCCTCCTGATCTCTCCGTTAACCCCGCCCCTTACCGAGAGTTCTCGATCGCCTGCAAGACGTACAGACCTTGCTGCATCAGCGCCAGGAACGCCGGTTCCGTCACGGTGTGCTCGACCGAGTTAATGCAGATGATCACTTTCGCGTGGGGCGCCCGCCTGATCCAATCACGTCGCGGCATCGCTTCTCCTTACCGTCACCAGCTCCAATGGCGTCGCCTCGCAGATCCCCGCATCGCACACGAACCCCCGCCCCGCCGGCATCCAGAAGTAATCGCCCCGATGCGCGCTCCAGCGTTCCCCGCACGTCGGACACCGCAGCTCGGGCCGCGGCCACGGGGCGCCGATCAGATCCGGCAGATCCTCGACCGTCAGCAAGCGCGGCATCTTCATGACACTCCTTTCGTGAGCGGGACGTCAGTCACGCCGATCCCGTAGAAGTCCTGCGTTTCAATCGCTCGTACGCACACGGCGAGGTCGTGATCGTCCTCGTCCTGCACCTGCGTGGCGACGTGCTCGGCCAGCTCCTCGATCGGCGGGGGCTCATCGCCTTCGATGCGAATCTCGACGTAGAACCGATAGACGCGCGTGAGGCGCGCGTTCATGTAGGCGGCGCTCTCGTCGTGCCCGAAGTCGACGCGCGTCCTCATGCCGCCTCCGTCAGCCGCGCGACCGCCTCGGCGATCGCCGCCTCCAAGTCCCGCCCGTCCGCCTTCGCCGCGTGTCCCGCCGCGAACACCTCCCCGATCTTCATCACGTCGATCCGCCGGCCTTGCGCCAGCCGGCAGTAGATCCGTTCGATCTCGCGGTCGAGCGCCGCCAGCGTGCGCCGGCTCGCTTTCGGTGCAATGCGTCGTGTGTCCTGAAACATCACCTTTCTCCTCTCAGTTCCGCCGACTCTCTGCCTGTGCCCCTACGTCGCGAGATACACCGGCTCCGCGTACCGCGGCCGGGCCATGAGCCGCTGACCGTCCTTCGTGAAGTGGAAGGCGTGCGTGGCTAACCACTTCGCATCCGTCGTATGGACCGAGCCGTGTGTCGTGTGGTAGTGGTGCCATTCGGCCCGTGTGTAGACCGTCGGGCCGCCGGGTAACGCCTGCCCAGCGACGTAGGGCCATCGGCCGATATCCGCGCAGTTGACACAATCCACACCGCGCGCCTTCGCGTTTTCGATCGTGTGGCGATGCACGAAGGCTGCGAGCACAAGCTGACGCTGAGCGGCGGTTAGGTCGGATCCTTTGATTAGCATTTAGCCTTCCTCTTCCTTTCGCGGATGCAGGAGTCGAAACTGTGTGGCCCTCAGCACTTCAATCGCCCGCGCGTATCCCGTTCCTCGGCTGAATGCGTCCGCCTTCCACACGTCGAAGTACCCCGCGTCGAAGCTATCCGCCTGCCCCGTCCGCCGGCAGACGAACCGTTGCACGACGATCCCGCCGTCCGCCCGTGTCGCCCCAAACAGACTGAGGGTGTAGCTGCAGCCGTCGCCTTCGCTCCAGCGCGCGACCGCATCGGGCGACTCGCGGAGCGCGAGATTCAGCGCCGTCATGTAGAGGTCGCCGCGGGCCTTCTCCCGATCGCGCTCCGCTTTCACTTCGGCTAGACGTGTCATTAGCGGCACTCCTCGCAGTACGTCACCCGCGCCGGCACGATCGCGTCGCAGCCGCGACATTCGTGTACGGCGTGGGGACACCCGCTCTCGTGTGTCGGTACCCCATTGATTACGAGTGCCTCGCATGCGGAGCACCGCACGATGAACCGATTAAATCCGTCGTTCCGACTCCGATCGAACCCACGCGCTTGTAGGGTCTGTAAGGTGTGCTGGCTCATGCAAACGACTCTAGCCGAACCGCTCGCACGTGTCAACCTGAAACGATGATACCAGCTCAGATTGTGTGCCGAACCACGCCGCCGCGTGCCGCGGCAGGCAGTCGCAGTGCCGCGGTAGGCAGTCGCAGTGCCGCGGTAGGCAGTCCTAGGCAGACATACGCAGCGACGTGCACCCGCATGCAGACAGTTTCACCGTTGCACAGTATGACCGTGCGAACTTGACACCGTGCGACCGTTCTGCTAGAGTGGATCTGTTCGCGGACGTCCCTTGCACCTGATCACGGGTGAGACGCTTGGCGGACACAAAGGCAGGCACCCCATGAAAACCGGACGTTCACTGCAGGACATCGCGGCAGAACTCGAGCGGCAAACCGCCAGTCGCAAGGACTACATCGCGCCACAAGGCGCCATCCACGCCGAAGTGGTCAACAACGAAGTGAAGCTAGACGGCCTGAACGGCGATCCCATCGGGATCACGCCGCATGCGCACGGTCAGCTTTCGGATCATCTGGGGATCCCAAAGAAGTACTACGACCGCATGCTCGCCGAACAGCCGGCGTTGCTGGCTCAGAACGTCAATACGTGGTTCCGGACCGCGGCCGCCGAGAAGCGGATGGTACGCACGCTCGACGGTCGCGCGCGCGGGTTCCTCTCGCCGAAGTTTCGACCGCTCGACAACTACGACCTTGCGACCGCGGTCCTTCCGATGCTCATGGAGAAAGGCGCGCACATCGCCTCAGCCGAGCTCACCGAAACGCGCCTCTACATCAAGGCGATTTTCCCGGATCTCTCAGATGAACTACCGGCCGGCCTGACGTGGGGCAATGGGCACGCGCGCGTTGCGGCGTACGCGGGGAATCAGGCGGGGCGCGTGGTCGCGGCGATTGTGATCTCCAACTCGGATGTTGGCGCCGGCGCGCTCCGGATCGAACCGTCGGTCTTTACCACCTGGTGCACGAACCTCGCGATCATGGCGGAAGCCGCGATGAAGAAGTACCACGTCGGCAAGGCGTTCACGGCGGATGAAGACATGACCGTCTTTCGCGATGTCACGCGCCAGGCCGACGATCGCGCGTTGTGGATGAAAGTGCAGGACATCACGCGCGCAGCGTTCTCGGCCGAGGCGTTCCGCGCGGCGATTGCGCAAATCCGCGACGCGGGCGCCGCGCCGCTCGTCTCGCAGGATCTGCCGAAAGTGGTTGAGATGACCGTCAAGCGTCTCGCACTGCCCGAATCAACGCAGTCGAGCATCTTGACGCATCTGGCGCGTGGGGGCGATCTGACCCGCTGGGGACTGTCGTCAGCCATCACGGCTACCGCGAATGACTTTGCGGAATACGAAGGCGCAACCGAACTCGAACGCGCTGGCGGTAAGGTGCTCGCACTCACGGGGCACGATTGGAACGCGATCGCGACCGCGGCGTAACCCTCTCCCAGCGTGCACGGCCGCCGGCCGAATGGTTGCCCTCCTCAGCCATTCGGCCGGTTGTGTGTACGCACGTGTGCTGACGTGTGCGTACAGCAAAACGCCCGGCTAAGTCTAGGCTCAGCCGGGCGGGGGCAGACCGATCGGTGTAGGTCGGTCTCTTACTCGGTCTAAGCGGGCGCGGCCGCGCCACGGCCGCCAAGCTTCGCGAGTAACTCGACGTAGCGCCGATCGGTGAGGGTCTCGGCGCTAGTCACGCGGATCGGTCTCACACGGTCCGAGCAAGTCAACCGCTTCGGCCTGCTGACGGATGCGTTCGCAGTCCGCGCGGTCGTAGAGATTCGGCCAGCCCTGTCCGCTCCAGTACTCCGGATCGTCCGCCGCGAGGGTCAGCATGCGCGCGCGAACGGCCGCGCGGACCGTCTCGCCGTGCACGTGGTCATACAGCCAGGCGTCTAAGTGTCGGAGGGTCCACGCATCGAAGTAGCGATCCATCGCGGTGTCGGTCATGACAGCCGCTCCCATCGCGCCCGCGGCGCCTTCCGAATTCGCACGTGGGTCACGTAGGTCGAGCCATCGGCCGGCCGGGTGACGCGGAGTCGGGCGATTCCCGCCGGGCGCCGGGGCTGAGTTACCGAATGAGTCATCGCGCTTACCCTCCTGTAAGGCGCCGTGTCTGCCGATTCCGTCCGATGCACTCGGTTGCGAATGGTAGCACGGTCGCACCATGAAACGTTGCAGACCGTGTGCCGCTCTAGCTCAGTTAGTGCGCCTTTCGCCGTGTCCGTTCGTGAGCAGAGCGTAAGTGCCGCGGAATGCTAGCCTTTTGCCCTGAGTCTGATAAACGGCGATTATGTTAACTGCCGAGGTGTGCACCGCTGTGCTGGATCGCGCCTTGCTGTGCAGCCACGCGCCTCGATGAGCGAGGGGTGTGCCGACCCGAGCAGTCCCGCGCTAAAGAGTGCAGAACCGCGCACCCGCGGGCATTGTCCGCGAGGGTGGGCCGGGGGGAGCGGCCCCGCTCACGCTCGGACTCACCGATCTTTTTTCACCGATCTTTTTGCGGAAAATTTTCGGGCGCTCGACAAAACCCGCACCCCGGCGGTAGGCTCAGCCATGCCTGCGAACCTGATCCGCCAGACCCGCGCGCACCACTCCGAGACGGTCGAGATCCGCTGGACCCTCCAGGGCGGCGCGACCTACTACCAGCGGGTACGGGTACCGCCCCGCACGGTGCGCGAGGCCCATCCGGAAAATTTTCGGGCCGAGGGGGAGGCGCTCCCCACGCGAGTGGTAGGATCGCGGGGAGGCTGATCCTAGGAGGCGTGCATGGCGACGCTGCCCAAACCGGCCGATCCGCTCCAGAGTCCGACGACGTCGACGCAATCGACAGACGGACGCACGCAGCAGGCGCATGTGACCAATACCATTCGCGGCCTGCTCCGTCGGCACGGCGTGTGGCCCGAGAAGGTCGACGTCCTGGCCGCCGAGATCGAGACGGTCATCTGGGGGAATGTCCTCGTGGCGCCGCCACCGGAGGCGCCGGCCGTCGTGAGTGCGCCGGCGCCTGCGCCCGCAGAACCGATCAGGCCCCCGCCGCCGCCCCCGCCCCCGCCGCCACCCCTGACGCTCCCCGGGGTCGACGACGAGGCGGGCGAACCCGACGAGGACGAGCCCGTTCCACCGCCGACCCGGCGCCGCATGCGCAAGCGGAGCTCCTAGGTGGGAGTCTGGCTGCTCGCGGCGGTCGTCTATCATGTGGTCGCGATTGCCGACTTCCCGACCGACCCCGGACACACCCACGTCGAGACGACCGGGCGCGTCACCCTCCTCAAGAAAGAGGCGGATGGCGACTGGCACCTGCGGCTCGATGACGGCGCCGGCCACTTCGTCGTCGCGGAGATCGTCCCGAACTTCCCCGTGCGGCGCCCGCGGGTCGGCCAGTGCGTGACGGTCCGGGGGCTGCGCCGCTTCGATGACGAGTCCCCCGGCCATCACTGGTGGGAAGTGCATCCGGTCTGGCAGTTGACGGTCGTCCCGTGTGGCCGTAAGCTGCCGCCATGAAATTCCGCTCGCTCCTGCGCGGGGGCCTGCTCCTGCGGACCATCGCACGCGAGCTCGCCGGCCTGCGTCGTGAGCTCCACGCGCAGAACGCGCTCCTCGCCCGGCTCGCCGACGCGGTCGCGCCCGCGGCCCCCGCCTCGCTCAGCCCCGAGGATCTCCGCCGCGAGACCTCGGTGACCCATCTCGACCCCGACGAGTTGGAGCTGGCGATGGCGTATGTCGAGAAGGTGGAGCGGGAGCAGAGCTACACCCCGACCGAGGAGGAAGTCCTCATCTACCTCGCTGACGAAAAAACCGTGGAACTGCACGCGCGGCTGCGCGCGCGGGCGCAGGAATTCCACGAGCGCCACCGATGACTCGCTGGCCCGTCTCCGCGGCCACCGACGCCCCGCAGACCGCCCAGGGCGATGCGCTGACCCCCGCCGAGAGCGACCTCTCCAGCCACGCGATCGATACGTTTGTGAAAGTCGTGGGCGGCCGCGCCAAGCTGACCGAGATCCTCACGATCGCGGGGGAGTCCGCCGAGGTCGATCAGGTCGTCACCCTCCTCCTCGACCCGCGCTACGACGCCCTGCCCCTGCGGCGGATCTGTGCCCTCGCCAACCTCACCATCGTCGATCTCTTCGCCGCGTACAAGAAAGCGCTCCTGGTCGAGGCGCACCTCCGAGCCTACAAGGAAGTCACCGATCGGCTGGTCCCGGTGGTGATTGACGTCATGACCCGCGCGGCGCCCTATCATCTGCCCTGCGACGCCTGTGGCGGACGCGGTGCCCTCCCGGACCCGGACGACCCGACCGCCCCGCACCAGATCTGTGCGATCTGTCAGGGGCACCGGGTGCTCCTCCATTACCCCGATCTCGATCGCCAGAAGCTCGCGCTCGACCTCGCGCAACTCGTCCAGAAGGCCGGCGGCTCGGCGACCAATATCATTCAGGCGAACCTGACGACTCCCCCATCGGCGACCCCCGCCTCCCGGGGCGCCCTCGAAGCGCTCCAGCAAGCCGTCGGGGATCTGCTCGCGGCCCGGCCCCTGACGATCGATGTGACGCCCGAGCCCGCCGAGCCGCCGCCCGCCGATCCGGCTGAGCCGCCCACCGCCTGAGCCTATGCTAGACTCCCCGGCGTGGATTCGGTCGCCCTCACGCAGTGGATCACCACGCTTGGCGTGGGCGGCGTCCTCGCCTGGATGATGTTCCAGGTCTACCGGAAGGATGTCCGCGCCAACTCCGACCTCTGGCGGGGCCAGTCCGAGGCCCTGATGCGGGTGGTGCAGGAGAACATCCGGGCGATCACCGCCCTGGCGGTCCTGGTCGAAGCCTTCCGGTCGGAGCTGATTGACGCCCAGGCGCGGCGCGGGGCGGTTGATCGCCGAGCGAGTCCGCGGCTCCCGATGACCCACGCCGCCGATGCGCTCCCGACACCCCAAGGGACGATTGTGGACCGGGTGCTGCGCCCGCCCGAAAAATAGCCGCGACCGGCTGGAGGAGGGCTCCGCGATGGATCTGATTTCCGCGCTCGTCGTCCTCGTCATCCTCGGGGTCGTCCTCTATCTCGTCGAGACCTACATCCCGATGTCCCCGCCAATCAAGACCGTGATCCGGATCGTGGTGGTCTTGGTCATCTGCCTGTGGCTCCTGCGCGCAGCGGGGATCTGGTCGGGCGGGCCGGTCTTCCGCTGATGCCGGACGCGGTCGATCCGGTCCGCGCGCGTCTCGCGACGCTCGCGCCCCTCATCCGGGACACGGCGACGGCCTACGCGCTGCCACTCGATCTCCTTCGGGGCCAGATCGTCGCCGAGAGCAATGCGGACCGCCGCGCCTATCGGTACGAGCCCGCCTACTTCGATCGCTATGTGCGCAACAATCCCAAGGCGAAGGGCTATGCGTACGGGCCGATGGCCGCCTGCTCGATGGGCCTCCTGCAGATCTTGCTGGAAACCGCGCTGGAGATCGGGTTCGACGGGCTGCCGTGGGATCTCTTCGACTCAGCGACCAACCTCCACTGGGGGGGTCTCTACCTCCGCCAGCTCTGGGACCAGGTGGGCGGGGACCTCGCTGACTATCCGAAGGTCCTCGCGATGTACAACGGCGGCCCCGGGGCGGCGAAGACTCGACCGTTCCGCAACCAAGCCTACGTGGATCGGGTCCTCCGCCTCGCGACGCGCTATACTGCCTGAACCCTCGGTCGTCCCCCCTACAGAGGAGGATCCGTATGCCCGCAGATCCCACCGCGGTCGCCGGTCAGCGGCGATCGCTCCCTCGCACCCTCGCGCCGGCGATCGTCGCCCTCTTCGTGCTCGGCTGGGTCGTCAGCCTCCAGGCGAGTTGCGCGGCGCGCGGCGCCCGAAACAAGGCGCAGGTCGGCGCCCTCGCGATCGGCGAGGCCGTCCTCGGACTCGACCAAGTCGAGCACACCCTCTACCGCGCCGACCCGCCGCCCTACGACAAAGTCGCCCACGATAAGCTCGGCGACGCGATCCTCAAAGCCCTCCACGCCAGCCGCGCCTATGAGCGCGCGGTCGTCGAGTGGCCCACCGGCGCGACCAAACCCCAGATCGTCGACGCGGCCGAGAAGGGGCTGACCGCCGCGCTCGCTGATGTGGAAGCGGCGATTCCGCAGGCGGCCGCGGCGCGTGAGCCGCTCCTGCGCGCCCTCGCGGCGGCCCGCGCGGCCTTCGCCGCCCAAACCGTCCCCACCGGAGGTGACGCATGAACGGCTCCAGCGGCACCCAACTCGTGCAGATTCTCGCGATCGCGCAGATCCTCGGGCAACTCGTGCTGACCGGGAAGACGACGATCCAGGCGATTGCCGGGTTCCTCAAGCAGCAGGGGGCGACGCCCGACCAGCTCGCCGCGATCGATGTCCGCCTCACCGGGGCGATCGACGTCCGCGAAGCTGAGAAAGCCGCGCGGACCCCGCCGACTGAGTAGCCCATGTACCATCCGGCCGTCGTCGCCGCGCGTGAGGCCCAACTCCTCGCCGCCCCGGCGCTCGGCCGGCTCTATCCGCACGGCCTGCCGATCTACTCGGTCGACGACTCCGCCGTCCTCACCGCGCAGCTCCGCGGGATCCACACCGAGAAGGGGGGCCTGTCGCGGAACCTGACTCCGGAGGAAGACGCCTTCATCGCGGCGACGCGCCTCCGGATCATCCTCGACTTCGAGTACTTCGCCGCCCGGTTCGTCCGGATCGATCAGGAAGGGCATGGCCTCCGCCCGCTCTACCCGCTCTGGGAATCCCAGCGCTTCGTGCTTGAGGTCCTCGGCCGGCTCGAACGCGAGCGCCTCGCCGCCGGCCATCCCGACGGCCTCCTCCTGAACATCCTGAAGGCGCGGCAGCTCGGCGAGTCCACGCTCGCCGAAACGCTCGCCGCCCACCGCCTCCTCACCCGCCCGCATACCCGTGCGCTCGCGGGGGCGGACGTCGAGGAACAAGCCGGGTATCTCTTCCGCATGATCGCGCGGATCTACGACCATCTCCCGTGGTTCCTGCAGCCCCAGCGCCTGACCTATGTGAAGAATCGCGAGCTCAGCTTCGCCAACGGCAGCTTCGTGAAGACCGCCTGGGGCAAATCGACCCGCGGAGCGCTCATCGCGACCTCCGGACAGGAGGGCTCCAAGGGCGCGATCGGGCGCGGCCAGACCTACGCGGTCGTCCACATCTCGGAACTCGCCACCTGGGAGAATCCCGAACAGCTCGACGCGGCGCTCTTCCCCACGATCCCGGTGCATCCCGAGACCTTGGTAATCCTGGAGTCCACCGCGGAATTTGCCGGCGACTGGTGGCATCAGCACTGGCAGGTGTCCGGCACGGGTCTGGGCCGCTTCACCAACGTCTTCATCCCGTGGGGGGTCGAGCCCTCGAAGTACGCCCTCCCCGCCCCACCGACGTGGAGCCCCTCGTCCGCGACCCGGGAGGTCGCCGCCAAAGCGGAGCGCGAACTTCAACGCTGGCTCGGACGCACCGCCCTCCTGACGCGTGATCAACTCTACTGGTACGAGCAGACCCGCGCCTTCTACCAGAAGAAGGGCGATCTCGGCACCTTCCTCAAGGAGTATCCCTCCGATGACCAGGAGTGCTTCCAGTACGCGGGCAAGGCGATCTTCACCATCGAGCAGCTCGACGCGATCGATGCGGCGGGATCCAAACGGAAGCTCCTCGACGTCTGGACCGTCGAACCCGCGCGCGACATCGCGGAACTCCGTCGGCTCGGTGACGATGACCGTGTGGAGCGGGACCTACGGCCCGATCGTCGTCCGCCGGCCCCCTTGGCTCCACGTCTTGGTCCCGTCGCCGCCCTCACCGCCCATACCGCCTATCCGGTCCCGCCCGGCTACGGCTTCCGCCGCCTCACGCCGTCAGAGCTGAAGGCGCTCCCCTCGCTCCGGCAGAGCGTCCTGGCGATCTGGGAGTATCCCCGCCCGCGCGGCAGGCGCCGTTACGTGATGAGTGCGGACGTCTCCGACGGCCTCGGCCTCGACTACTCGGTGATCGATATCATCCGGCTCCCCACGATCGAGGAGCCCGCCGAACAGGTGGCGCAGTACGTCTCGAACACGATCGATACCAAGCAGCTCGCCTTTGTGTGCGACGCGATCGGTCGGCTCTACCCCGACGAGGACGGGATCGAGGCGCTCGCCGCCATCGAGACCAACTCCCACGGCTTGGCGACGCAAGACACGCTGCAGCTCCACCTCGGGTACTCCGCCTTCTACATCTGGGAGTACGCCGACTCCGCCTCCCCGGACCGCCGCTACTCGACCAAGATTGGCTGGTACACCTCCCCACGCTCCCGGCCGATTCTGCTGACCTCGTTTCGCGACGCGCTGATCACGATCGATCCGTTGACCGGGCAGCCCGACTTCATCCTCAACAGCCCGATCACCCGTGCGGAGCTGCGCCACTTCATCACCCCGGGGGCGCTCGCCGATGCCGCCGCGGCGCGGGGTCAGACCGATGACGCCGTCATGGCCGGGGCGATCGGGTATTATGTCGCGTGGCGGCTGGCCGGCGGCGAGACCGAGCCGATTGCCGAGAAGCGTCGGCGCCGCGCCGCGCTCCAGGCCCAGGCGGCCGCCTCGATCGGGAAGGCCCCGATCGACTGGCGCAACAGCCCCGCGTCCGCCGAGGACGCCGCTGATCACCGGGAGGCCGAAGATGAGTTCGCCGACGACCTCGCGCCCGACCCCGGGCTCCACTACGACCCCCGGAGTTCCGCCGACTGAGACTCGGGTGGCGGTGCATCGGCCCGGTCCGACCCTGACCGCGACCCAGCTCACCGAGGCGCAGCGCGGGATCAGCCTCCCCGACGGCACCGTCGTCGAGGCGCAGCCCGGCGACTGGCTGATCACCCAGGGCACCCTCGTCGTGACCTGCATCCGCGCGAAGACCTTTCCGGCGCCCTTCGCGCTCGTCCCGGGCGAAGGCTCCCTCGTCCTGACCGCCGCCGATCGTACCCGGCTCGAAGCGACGACCGGGATCGGCTCGACGCGCACGCCGGCCGAGTTCGTCCGCGCGGTCGAGTTCCTCGCGTCGATCCGGATCGGCGACGTGCAGATCGCCTTCACGCCCGGGCAGCTCAGTGAGCTGCAGCACCGCGCGACCAAGCGCGGCCAGACCATCGCGCAGGCGATCGCCGCCGTCGTCGATCGCATCCGCGAGGAGATCTTCTGGCGGAGCTGAAAAGGAAGTGGTGTAATCCTGCCTTTACATGACTACTTCTGCGGTGCGTGCGGGCGGGTGCTGGTCGATCTTCCCGTCTCGATCGCGATCGGCGCGAAAGCGGGCGCCCCCCGCTGTCCCGACTGCGGCGGCCCGACCGCCTGGATCCCGCAGGTCGGGCGGATGGACGCGTATGAGCCCTTCCAGGAATTCGACACCCTCGACGGGCGCAACCGTCCCGTGCACATCGATTCGCTCCACAAGCTCCGACAGGTCGAGCGCGAAGCCGAAGCGCTCACGCGCGACGGCGCGGGCCAGCCGATGATCTGGCGCCGCTACAGTCAGGACCAGAGCAACCGCGACCAGCACACCCTCGCGCCGAGTCTCGACGGCGGGACGCACCCCACCCCGGAGGCGAAGCACCGGTTCGGCTCGACCAAGCAGACCTACGCCGAGGACCCCGAGCGGCCCTACGGCCCAGGGGTCTCCGAGGCCAACGCCTCCGCCCTCCCCGACGCGCCGAGAGGATCCTGATGGATCCGATCACCCCCTTCGAGTATGCCGGCGCCACCCTGGTGACCTTCGCGAAGGATCAGCCCGGCGTCCGTCCCCTCCCCGCCCTGCTCTTCGACGACGAGAAGATCCTCACCGAGTGGACCTTCACCGAGGAGGAGCGCGCCCGGATCGCGCGCGGCGAGAACCTCCGCCTCTGGATCTGGCTGGGGCGGCTGCTCTGTACGCACTGTGGGCTGCACGAGCAGGCGCATCTGCTGCAGCCGCTCTGCCCGGAGATCACCGACGAGCGGATCGCCTAGATGACCGAGTTCTCCGCCTCGGGCGTCCTCGACCTCCCGATGACCTCCGCGGACAGTCTCGCGCGCGGCGACCCCCGCGTCGTCGGGTGGATGCGCGAGTGGGTCCAGGAAGGCGATCTGATCAACCGCGCCGACCCCTCCTACGACGGCATCGAGCGCGCCTTCCAGTACGTCGTCGGCGAACAGCTCTCCGCCGAACAGCGCAAGCTGAAGTACCTCCCGCAGATCGTGGTGAACGAGACCCGCAAGGCGATCCAAGCGCACGTCAGTGCGATCACCGATTTCAAGCCGGTGGTCGGCTGGAAAGGGCCGCCCGAGACGCAGGTCCAGGCGGACCTCCTGAACATGTACCTCCTCGCCGAGTGGGTCACGCTCATGCTGGACCTCGATCTCGGCGACGTCGTGAAGTACTCCCTCGCCGGCGGCACCGGCGATCTCGTGATCGACTGGGATCCGCACATTCCGCTGGGCGGAGGGCACACCTTCTCCGCGCGCGACCCGCGCGACACCCTCGCGCTCCGCCCGCCGGCCGGCGCCCGCTCGATGCAAGCCTGGGAAGGCGTGTGCTTCCGCGAGGAGCACTCGGTGAATGTGCTGCGCGGGATGTATCCCACCAAGGCGCACCTCTTCCGCCCCTCGACCGAGACCGCCCTCGGCAAAATCATGGGCCGCTTCCGGACGGGCCTCTCGCGCCTGCTCTCCCCCGCCGACCCGCTCGATCAGATCACCTCCGGGACGGCGATGACGGCGCGCCGGCCCCGCCGCGGATCGGTCGTCCTCTACCGGGGCTACTTCCGGGACCGCACGCACAACCTGACCGGGAAGCCCCTCACGATGGGCACCCCCGGCGCCAACTGGGCCTACGTGGTCCAGCACGGGGAGCCACTCTATCCGCGCGGCCGCCTCCTCGTCACGACCGACGATGCGATCGTCTACGACGGGCCGAACACCTATTGGCACGGGCTCTATCCCTCGTGTCGCCTCCGCCTCTGGTCGGTGCCGTGGCAGTTCCTCGGGGTCCCGCTCTTCAACGATCTCCTCCCGGTCCAGGACGCCATTAACGAGACCGTGCATGACATCCGGCTGGGGATCCGGCAGTGGGTCGACCCGGACATCACCTACAACCGGAACGCGGTCTCCGAAACGACCATGAAGCTGATGGATCCGCGCCGTCCGGGCAAGCGGGTCAAAACCGCCCCGGGGTTCGGCACCCCGTGGAAGAAGGAAGACGGCCCGAACATGCAGGCGCTGCAGGTCGGGGTGGAGCTCTGGGAGAAACTCACCACCAAGTTCACCGACCTCGCCGGCACCGCGAACCTGACGGCGCTCCTCCAGCTCCGCCAGATGCCCAGCGCCGACACGATCCAGAAGTACTACGAAGCGCTCACCCCGGAGATCCGGGCCGAGGCGCGCAACGTCGAAGCCTTCCTGCGCGACTTCGCGCAGATCATGAAGGTCAACTACTTCCAGTTCCTCAGCAAAGCCAAGCGGGTCCAGATCCTGGGCTCCGCCGGGCAGGCGCTCGCCGACTTCGACTTCGACCCCAACACCCTCGTCCCGTCGAAGAAGCCTGGCGACCCCGGCTACACGCCCGAGCTCGACGACACCCTGACCACCCGCGACGAGCGCGCCCAATGGATCCACCAGCAGCTCCAGTTCATCGTCGCGCCCAACTCGGTCCTCGCCATGGACGCCTCCGAACGCAAGATGATGCGCTTCCAGCTCGCGCGCATGGGCTATTACGATTTCTGGAGTCTGCACGAAACCATGGAGACCCCGAACGTCGGCGCGCCGCCCGCGATCCCGCTCCCCCCGGTCGACCCACCCCCGCCGACGGTCCTCCCGGGGATGATGCAGCAGATCCAGCAGACCCTCGCGCAGCCGGGCGCCCTCCAGGCCGCGGTCGCCGGGCAGATGCCCGCGCCGCAGTTCGTCGACCCGGAGACCAACCGCACCTTCACGCTCGACCTCCAGTCCGGGCAGCTCCTGGAGATCCGGATCCCGAACACCGTGACCGAGCGCCTGCAGGCGCAGAACCTCCTCGGGATCGGCATGACGCAGAACCCCGCCGGGCGGAAAGCCTCGGGGCAGGCGCCGCCGCAGCAGGAGCAGAAGAGCGACGGGCGGACCACCGTCTCGGAGTCGAAGAAGTGACCATCACGCTGGCCCAGATCAATCAAGTCATCCTGCGGACCGTGTTCAAGCCCTGGGCGGAGCAGAACCTGCGGGAGATCGGCGTCGCCCTGCCGATCCCGTGGGAGCCCACCGATGCGGAACTTGAACGCCTCGCGGAGACCTTCAGCCGCGCGTGTCGGGAATTCGAGGAGTTGGAGTGAGCCCCCGCCTCCTCGCCCTCGCCGATCTGCGCCGCGACGACACCGCCTTCGCCGACCTCCTCGTCGAGATCTTCACGCTCCAGTACACCGGCTCGATCGTCCTGCACTGCGTCAACGGGGTCCCGAAAGTCGCCGAGTTCCCAGCCCGGCAAGTCCGGCTCTCGACTAAACCGCTTGACAAAGCCGGGCTGCGGGGGGATCCTCCCTAACCAGGTTTTCCCGTACTGACGTGGACCGCGGAGACGTGGTCCCACCGTCACCCCGGGCCGGATTCCCTGATTGCCACAGGGACCGGCCCGTTTTGCTGTACGGGGGAAGAAGGGATCGCGCGTGGCTGGGGACCCGATTGAGAAGGTGAAAGCGGCCAATCCATTCGGCCGGATCTCAAAGGTCCTCGATACCGCCGCCGCCGGGGCGCCGCCGCCCACCACCCCGCTCGCCCCGCCCGCGGTCACGAAGCCGGTCGGCCGCACGGGCCGCGGCGATATCGATCTCCCGAAGAGTGGCTCGCCGTTGGCGCAGGCGGACTGGGCGGATCCCGAGACCGGGAAGCGGATGTCCGGCACGGCGCGCGAGCGCGACCGGGCGATGGCGATTAAAGCGGCGACGAACGCGCGCCCCATGAGTAAGCGCCGATGAAGCGCCCCCCGCCCCGCCCGCCGAAGTCCTCCGGCAAAGCAACCGGCCGGCCGCCGGCTATGACCTTCCCACGCGCGATGACCTTCGGGAAGTCCGGCCGCTCCCCGGCGAAGGGGCGACGCTAGTGCCGGTCAAGTCGATCGATCAGGCGATGACCGAGTTCAAGGGAGGTGGCCTCCATTCGGGCAAAGGCGGGCCGGTGGTGAAGTCCCGCAAGCAAGCCCTTGCGATCGGCCTCAACGCCGAGCGCCGCGCCGGCCGCAAAGTCGCGCCGCGCCCGCTGTCGAAAGGGAAACGCTGATGCCGCTCGCCCCGACCGGGGCCGGCCCCTACACCGGCGCCACCGCGGACAGCTCCCCGCTCGACGGGCCGCCACCCTCCCCGACGGCGATGGGCGGGGTGGACCCGAGCGCCCCCGCCTCGATGCGCGGGCTGGCGCCGCCGGTCGCCTCAGACCAGATGCCGCCGGAAGTCCTGACCGGTCTGATGCAATCCGCCCAGACCATCGGGCAGATGCTCGACAGCTTCGCGCAGGTCACGCCCGACAAAGCCGCCAAGCTTGGGCTGATCAAAGACCTGCTGCAGCAGTACCTCGCGGAGATCGTCACCGCCGGCGCGGGACCGGTCTCCCCGACGGCCCCAGGACCCGCCTTCCCCGGGGGCGGGATCGATCGGGGGATCGCGGGACCGGGTTCAGTCTGATCGGAGAGGCGCTGGCCCCGCCCTCGGCGGGAGGCGCTGGCCTTCGAGTCGGAGGAGATCATGGGCGCATTCGAAGATGGGCAGACGTTCCTCGCTGGCGTGCTCGCCAAGATCCCTGAGGGGCTGCGGGCACAGGTGAAGGACGCGTTCGAGAAGCCGGAAGCGAAGGAGGCCGTCGTCCTGCTGGGCGACGGCACGCTGGCTCGCAGCGACTACTCGAAATCCATGGACAGGCTGAAGACCCAGCAGACCGAGTTGGAGGCGAAACTCGCGGAGGCCAATACCCTCCACGAGCAGCAGACCAAGTGGTACCAGACCAACGAGGCGGCGCTGAAGGAGTACCCGACGCTGAAAGCCGAACTCGCGAAGCGGAAGGCCGGCGGCGATGACGACGACCCGCCGCCCCCGCCCCCGAATACGCTCGACAAGAAGACGATCGAGGAGCTGATCGATCAGACCCTCACCACGCGCGAGCGCGACTACGTCGATGTCGTCGCCTTCATGCAGGACACCGGCTTCCGTCATCACGCGATGTTCTCTGAGCCGCTGGTCATGCGGGATCTCCTCCAGAACCCGAAGCTCGGGAAACCGATCCTTGGGCAGCCGGGGCGGATCTTCAGTCTGCAGGACGCCTATACCGAAAAGTACGGCGAGCGCGTCGTCGCCAAACAGAAGGAAGCGCAAGACAAGATCATCAACGACGAGGTCGAGAAACGGCTCAAGGAGAAGCTCGCCGGCCAGCCCTTCCCGCTGCGCGGGCAGCCCTCTCCCTCCGTCCTCGACGTCCTCGAAACGAAAGACGGCCCTGCGGCGCATACGCTCGATACGGCGGTGGCCGAGTACGAGCGGTTGCAAGCGAGCCGCAGCTAAGGCTGTCGGGAGGTTCTCCCGTGTTGACGCTCCGGCGGCTCGCTGCCGCCTTCCGCTGGCTCCGCCAGCACCCTCGCCTCTCGGCGGGCCTCGCGACACTCGTTGCGGCCGTCTGGCACCCAGACGCGCTCGTCCTCCTCGTCATCGGGGCGATCCAGCTCGATGACGTCAACACCGTGACGACCAAGGAGATCATGCCGGGGGTCGTCGACGGCTACTTCCGCGCCGGCCCCTTCATCGCCATGTGCAAGGCCCGGTTCAACCGGAAATGGATCGGCCCCCAGATCCAGGAAAACTTCATGTTCAAGCCGATGAAGGGCGGCGCCTACAAGAAGGGGTCGACCTTCGATATCACGCGGCGGCAGACCCGCACCGGCTTGCTCTTCAACCCACGGTACTACGAGGTCAACGTCACCGAGTTCCTCGAAGACCTCGAAGTCGAGATGGCCGGCCCGCGCGCCGCCTTCTCGGTGATCCGCACCGACATGCAGCAGGCGGCGCTGAC